ATACCATGGTCATTACGTGCGATCTCTTGGTCGACATAATAAACCGCCTCTAATTTTGTACCACCTCTAGATATAATCTCTTTGCTATTAACGGTAGTTAATACGAAATCATGACATCCATTACCAGAATAATGTTCGAACACACCTAAGTTAATGTTATCAAGCTTATCCCAGTTACGACCTATTTGGAAACCACCATGATAGTTATTAGTATCAATACTTAATGGCATATGTTCAGCAACACGATAGATTAATTCATTCCACTCTGAGAATCTAAATAAGTTAGCGTTAGCTATTAATCTATCGTTAGGAAGATCTTCGATAGGTCCTAGATCCATATAAGATGGACCACCTCTAAGGATACGTATATCATAAGTAAGACCATCGCCTAAACGATCAGTTGTCTTATTAATATAATCTGGAATTTTAACTTCAGATCCATAAACAACACCAAGTTCCTTTATGTCGTGGAAACTAATGCCGTAAGCAATAGACGCTCTATTAACAAGTATTCTCTTACCATGATTCCAGAACGCTAAGAAACCAAAATCTAAATTGATTCTAACACCTTTAGTAAGCCCAATAGCATTATAGATATTAAATTTATCAATATCATTTGGTATAATACCGAAATAACCAGTATCTGTATAACGATCATATTGCAATGTTGGATATTTCTTCCTAGCTAATAGCCATGGCTCTTCATAAGGAGAGATATACTCTAATATCAATCTTAACGATTTAGTCCTATTGATAGCTGGTTCATAACCTATGATCATATTTCCCTGGTTATAAGCAGCAGATTCAGGATCATCACTATTAGCTAACCAGCATTCAGTATTCAGATCAGAAGGTATTAAATCTGTTGTATCCTCAGTAGCTTTAAAGCGTTGGAACTCTTTAATTTCGTCTATAGTTGGTAATCTTAACCAATATAGTCTTTCGCCTATTCTTATAGTACGACCTTTTCCTACTAATCCAGAGATAGCTAAATCATTATAAGAGATATTCTTAAGTTCTGGACTATCATAAAGATAAAGAACTTTCATACCTATCATAAACTTACTAACAGTTGATGTAGTTGAACCTTCATAGCTTCCTTTAGTTACACTATTAGAAGTTATATCGGTTTTATTATTATCTATAATAGTAGGATGGAAACCAATGTTTCTTAATAACCATCTATAAGTAGATAGGTTATTTCTGTCATCTTCTTCCCAGTAGATAATATTATTATCATTAGCTTTACCAGGTATTCTGTTCTTATTAAGATGTACGTTATTACCTAAAGCAGCATAACTAGAGGTATCTAATGCTCTCCATAGCCTATTTTCATAAACTACTTGACTATCTATTCCATATTCAGTATAGCCATTCCAAACACCTAAATAGTTTCTAGTATCATTAAGTTGATCAATTGGTATAGTACCATAGTACTTACTAGTTTCGTTACTATTATCATCACCAACGATAACATTAGGTAAACCATCATCTGGCATCTCTATAAATTTTACTCTAGTCTTAAAGTTTAAAGTTACTGGGTCTGCAGGACCATATGCTTCACCATGATAAGTAACAGTTAATACATAATCAGTATTTGGTAATAAAATATTGTCTAATATATTTAGACTAGTTTTATTATACTTATCATCTTCGTTATAAACTATCTCTCCAGTACCTACAGCCATAATTTTCCAATTAGTTTTAACATGGACATCAGAGTCTATATTAGTTTTAAACGGAGAACCTGTTATAATAGGAAACCTAGGAACCTGATCTGGCTCGCCAGAAATATGAATCTCTGGTGGTATAATATAGACATTAGGTGTTGTAATATAAGCAGCATCACTTGTTAAACTATTATAATTTCTACCTAGAATTTTAGCAGTTACTTTATATGCTGTGTTACGTTTAATACCATCAGTTCTATCTATCTTAAGTATCCTACTATCCCACTTTAATGTTCTATCTTGAATAAGGTGGTTAACCACTACTTCTGTAGGAGGAACATTAGGATCTGAAGAAGGCGTTATATCAACTTCATAAACATTCCAAATTACATATTCTGGAGTATCTTCATCACCCACAACAACGTAATCAGAAACTGAACCTGTTATAACTAATCCATTATTAGAAAGAGTTACTATTGGTTTCTTAATAACAATATTAATAGTTTTAAAAGCTTCTTCTACCCATGGACTATTATATTTCTGTCCTAAGTATCTAGCTTTGATTTTATAGTTAGTATTAACCTCAACCCACTTTCTATCTATAATTAGAAAGCTATCATTATTTTCTACTATCCACTCTTTAATTAAGTTATCAGTACCGGTATTAGCATGGTTATATAATAACCACTGTGTGCCTCTCTGTGTATCATTTGTCTTAATAGTTTTAAAAGGACTTAGTTTAGCGGTAGGTTGCATACCTTTAGTTGTTATACTAAGTTTAGGAGGCTCAATACCTACATAAGGCATATTGATACTTAATATCGAAGTATCTGATAACCCATATTTTTTACCAACAGCTACGATAGAGAAACTATACTTAGTAGATGGCTCTAATATATCATCTGGTACTCTATAGGTATATCCATTTACGACAGCAGTATGAACTATATGTTGTGGTACTACAGATTGATTTATAATAGTAACATCAAAATGGTCTAATGTATCACCACCTTCAAATACTTCCATTGGATCTAAGTTAATAGTTACCACACCATTTTCAGTAGTAGATAATTTAAACTTAGGAGCTTGAACTCTATAATTACCTGTTTTAAAAATTAACCTAGATAATGGTGTTGAATACCTAGCACCTTTAAAAGTACAAGTTATAAGATAATTAGTATTAGGTTTTAACTTAACCTTAGCGCCAGTAGTAGCATCTACTATTGGAAAATTAAGAGTATATTTATCTACATCTGCATCTAGTTTAACTACTGAATATGTAGGCGTAAAGTTATCGGATAATAATGCATTGATCTTTTCGCTATTAACAGTTAGTCCATCCTCCACTTCTGTTATACCCCAAACTACTCTAACTAAAGTATCTGGAGATTCTTTACCTACAAACTCTGGGGATAGAGTATAAGCAGTTGCTGTTATAGTAGGTTCAAGTTCATTAAGTGTTAGTGACAATGCAGGAACTGATACTTTAAAGCTAGGAAAATTAACTCTAACTGGTTGTGTAAATGGACTAGAGTGTGGATAACTTATATACCTTGCCCTTACATAGTAATAACCAGATGGAAGATAAACTTGAGTAGGTCTAAACTTACTAAAATCACCTCCAGGCACTTCACTCTCTACAAACTTACCTTTCCAAACTATATTAGTAAAATTTGAATCTGTTGCAATTTGCCATTGGACTTTATTAACCTTACCCTTAAAGTTTTCGTTCGGTGTATAAGGTGTCAGCTCGAAAATTGTAGTGTCTGTTATTAGATCACCCTCTTTAGGAGAAACAATAGCGGGATAACCCATAAGAAACGGAGTTTTAATCTTACTAATATAATCATAGACTGTTACATCACTAAGTAACGTAGCGTCTTCTATATCAACCAGATCTAGCTGAACATTCTTTTCTAAAGTTTCTTCTCCAAATTTCAAGGTGGTTGTGCTATCATGTTTTCTGTTATGCGAGATAATGTTAGCTAACATACAAAAACTCCTTGTAAATTTTGATTAAAAATAATGGATAGTAAGCAAATACCTTCCCATTCAACGAAGCGAGACACCAGTCTAGCTAGGCTAAAGTAATAAAAAACAAGGATACCTAGAGAATATTTCTCTAGGTATCCTATTAAACTTTGACACAACATGTTAAACAACATATATAAAGAAAATATCTTAAATTAAGAATAACAATGAATAAAAATTCTTATTAAGATCATTTATTAATAGATTAATAAACAAAAAAATATAGAGCATAGAGAGTATTTCTCTATGCTCTTATAAGTTATTGTACACGTCTTTCGAAGTGCGGACCATCGAAGAAAGACTGATAGAACATACCAGCCATATTCAACGGGTCGAGACTACACCAATAGTCTCCGAACATTTTAAGTTCTTCTTTAGTTTGTAACCAGTTTCCATCTTTAAATATGAAAAGATCTACAGCGCACTTAACTAAGTGATTACTTTTACTTGTTTTTGATTTACCTGTTCTAAGATAAATCTCTTGCATTTCTGGAGTTCTTAAAAGTTCTCCTCCTCTTACTTCATATCCATTCTGATGGATAAATATTAAGAGTTTAGAAAAATCTCGCATAAATGCTTCTTGATGTTGACCTAGTGTCATAACTTACTCCTCGCCTGGAATTAGATATCGAACATATCTTCGCTCTCTTCATCCACTGCTGTAGCTTCTACATTTTCATCGTTAATGTTTTCTAATATAGGGGCTCTATAAGGGAATGGGAGAGTAAAATACATTAAACTATCATCGATAATTCCAACACCCCTGTGTTTGCCTCGTTGTACTGTAAGGTGCCACTTCTTATTAATCTTGGCTTTATAAATATAAATCTCAAAATCAACAACTTGATCGATTTGTTTAGAACCTTCTGTATAGCCTTTACCGGCAACTTCTTTAACGAATAATGAATCTTGTATACCATTACGTATAAGAGCCTTCGAATCACTACTAAGTTGGTGCGCACTTATACAAGCTATTCCTTTACTAGCACTAAAGTTTCTAACACGTCTAAACATATCTCTTAATGCAGTTCCTGTTGGACCTGAAGTATCACAACCAGTTGTTGGTAAAATAGCTAAGTAATCTATTATAAGAAGCTGAACTTCATATCCTTGTGCTTCTAGCTGGTTAACGTAGCTAAAAATACTTTGATAGGTCCATAATGTTGGATCTGCTCTTACTAAGAATATTTCAAAGCCATTTTGTCCTAAACGTTTAATAACATAATCTTGAATTTGTTCGGTAGATAAATTCTTAAGATCGTCTTCTGTGTTTTCAGGTAGTTTCCTATTCTCGTGGTAATATAAATATGTATACATATATTCCAAGGTATCTATAGTTTCATCTTCAAAACTTAAATATACTAATGCTGGTTTCTTCTTAGGATCTTTAAGTTGTGGATGATTATAACGAGCTGTTTGCATAAAGACTGATTTAAGGAAACCAGACTTATAATTATGCTGTAATGAACAGACTATACCCATCTGTCCCTTTCTAAAGCCTTTTTGGAGCATATTATTCAACTGGACCCAACCAGTTTTAAGTATGCCGCCTTCTTCTTTTGTTGCTTTTAAACTTTTAACAATATTCTCCATGTCATCTTTAGAAGACAATTGGACTGTATTAAGTATACCAGCATCTTTAGTACTCGTTTTATTACATAAAGATTCCAATTCTGGTAAGATCTCTAAAATATCATCAGCTACCGATTTCTTAATATTTCCATTATTAAGGTTATAAGTAAGTAGATTAAGTTTTTGTATAGCTGTTGCTGATTTATAATATTGTGTTAACTTATTAACCATAGAAGCTACAGATCGTTTCATACCACCATCTGTCATCTCTGTTGTAAGTTGGTCATGTGCTGTATCGTAATATAATGTATTAGTTCTAAAAATAACCTTAAGTTCTCCTAAGAGATTAGGTTTATCATCATAGGCTTCAGGATTAGCTATCATTCTATTAAGAAGATCTATAAGTGCAGTTTCTGGACTATTTATATCTCCTTCTAGCATAGTTTGTCGTTTAGGTTTAGTAACTGCTAATATAGACTTTACAATATTTCTACTATCATATGTTCCGTCTTTAGTTATTTCTCTTTCTCTAAAGAGCAGAACTATACATGTTATCAGTATGTCAATTTTATTCATTGTTATGACTATCCTCTCTTTTTACTGTTGTTCTACATTCAATCTTTATTTTTGTAAAGGTTAAATACCAGCAGTGTTTTGTTAGGTGATTTATAGGTACCTACGTACGTTAATGGGTATACTATAAGATTTTTTGTTTAAATTTAAGTAAGGAGGACACGTGGCAAGTATAGATATAATACCTACAAGTGTACCCAAAGAGAATACTAATAGAAGGAATAAGACTATAGTATTTGTTCCTGATTACCTAGTTGGTGGTGGTACTCGTAGTATGAACACTAAGTTGCTTTCAAGTATCGACGACTATTTCAGAAAGGATCTAACTGATATTAACACCTATCCGCTTCTTAACACTATACCAAAACTTCAACCTATAGAAAGACTTGGTATCAATCCTTATATAGCTCCTAATACATTTAGAGCGATATATTATGGATTAGTAGACGCAGGATTAGTACCAGTAGATGTTGAAACTATTCTATCTGCAGATAGTTATGTTAAAAGAATCTTAGGACTAGATGTTAATAGTATGCCAACTGATACTAATAAATTATTTAGTAAAGGTAAGCGTGTAATAGACTCTGTAACAGCACATTCTGAAGTAGACCCTAGCTATCCTATAGATGTTGTTATGAGTAATATAGAAAAGCCTTATAAATTCTATATAACGAATGATATTTTATTCGTAATAATGGAAAATGGTTTTGGAAATATACTCTTAAGTAACTATGAACCAGCTGTTAAATATATTGTAACTGATATAGTTAGAGAATATCAGAACAAGTTCGGTACTAACGAGCTGCATAGTAGTATGTTATTTAATGTCTACTTGAAAACACTAGATAGATGTATCTTTAGCTAGGGTACAATCTATATAGTTTCGGATTGTTGTAAGATACTGATGCATACGAGGACAAATAAAAAATAAATATACAAAGGACAAAATATGAGTATGACCAAAACTCAACTCCGTGGTGTATTCGATGCTATTATGGCATCTGAGAAAACACTAAAAACACTAGATAAAAATGGTATTGCTAACTATAGCTTTAACTCAGAGAGCCTTTCATCTACTGAAAGACGTGCTGCTGAAGAGACATTCAACAACTTCAAAGAGAATATTGAAGCTGCTATCGGTAACATCAACCTTGAGAGCTATGGTAAAGGCCTAGGTGAACTAGCTCTTACACCAGTTCAAAAAGCTGCTGCTGTTCAAGCTGCTGCTATGGCTGTTAACCCAGGTAGTCTAACAAAAGCTCTTAGCGAGTCTTTCGGTTCTCTTAAACCAGATGAGAGAATGGGTATGAACTTCGAGTCTGCTGATTCAGTTCTATCTTTCGAAGATGTTCTTTCTGATATGAAAGTGAACCTTGAGTCTTTCGATGGTCAGCAACTACAATCAGTTTATTATACAACTGTAGCTCTAGCTATCGCAACATCTAAACAAGATGAGTTCTCAGAGGCATTCTTCCCACTAATCGTAATGGGACCAGCTGATGCATTCTACGAAGTTAAAGTTCCTATTGATAACTTTGTTAAAGAGTTCAAACACGTTACACCAAGAGGTGTTGATGTTAAAATGGATCCTAAACCAATCCTTAAGAACCTTTTCAACAACGAACTTCTTACAGAGAACAGACTAAGAGTTAAACCGTTCGTAGATAATGACCCTGATAAATTTGCTCTTATCCACGATGCAAAATTCGGTGTAACTATCAATGGTGAAACTTTCAACTCTGCTCCTTATAAAATGGGCGCTAAGATTGATATCTTCGGTGTAACTAATACTAAAGCTGATGTAGCTCGTGGTAATGTTACAGACTTTACAGATGCACTAGATCGTGCTATGTCTCTTACTAACCTATACCTAGGTTTCAAGAACGCAGCTAACAAAGATCTACAAGCTAAACTTGACCTTTCATTTAGACCAAGAACAGCTTTCCAACTTCCAGCTGAGGGACATAACAAAGAGCTTACAGCTAACTTTACTGGTAAATTCGTATTGAATACTAAGTCTACTAAAGACTTCCAAGATAAAGAGAACGCTGACAATGCTCTATTTGGTGCTACACTTGCTGGTGGTACTGAGTACACAGTTGAAGTAGAACTTTCAGTAACTGGTTCTGTTAGAACTGATACAGGTGTTATCAAATTGAATGCTACAAGCCTTGAGCTAGTAGAGATCAAGAAGGTAGCTGATGGTACAGTTATAGAAGATCTTACAACTGGTGATGGCCAAGCTATTAAAGAAGCTCTTGAGAAAATTAGCGTTGTAGGTTATGATCTAGACGTAGCTGTAACAAACAGCAACTTTAGAAAGAGAAGCATCCTTCTACACAATGAGTCTACAAGATATAGACACATCTGCGAATTCAGAAGCGGCTTTAACGTAATTAAACCAGTATTTAACCTAACTGGTGAAGATAACGATGCTATCGCAGAGACAGTTGAGAAACAATCTATAGCTGTTAGTGCTGCTATGAGTTGTACAGCTGTTGGTACACTACTTGGCTTTGCTAAATATCTAGAGGATCTAGATGCTGCTAAAGCTCTTAGCTCAGCAGTAACAAAAACTCAAGCTGATACAGTATTCGTACCATTCTATCATAAAGAAGAGTTGAAACTTAAAGATAACGTAGATAGCCTAAGAAGCTATGAGAGAGTACAAGACATCGCTGCTGGTATTCTTAATAACATCGCAGACGTTGTAACTGTAATGGGTCTAGATTCTAACTATACTAACGTATTTGAGAAACTACGCCCTGGTAAACGTAAAACAGTTGTAATTGGTACTGATCCACACATCGCAAGATACCTAGGTCAACAACTACAACCATCTGTAAATGCTAGTGTTAGTTCAAATACATTTAACCTAACATTCGATACAGATGCAGTTATCGTAACAACATGCAACCCACTAATGAAAGATAGAATTTTCGTAGCCTTCACAGACTTCGATAACCCAGATAGAAATACAGCTCCTGACCTAATGAGCTTCGGTTTCGGTCTATATACACCACCTTTCAACCGTGAGGTACAAACTACTAGAGCTAATGCTACTGTTAAAGAGCTTCATATTGAGCCTCGCTTTAGCTTTATCCCTAGCATGGCAGTACTTGCTGAGTTCCACATTGAGGGCATCTCAGAGGCTATTAAGAAAAACGTACGCCATTACAAAGTTGTTCTATAATATTTATATTATATTACATATTTCGAACAGAGAGTGGACTTCGGTTCACTCTCTGTTCTTTTTTAGTTTTTTCTAGTTATACTTATTCGTGTTCAGTTAGATATTCTTTACATAGAGGAATAAATAAAATATAAGGAATCTATAATGGAATTTGAACCATTTCCTCCAGAGATCTTTAGTCCATTAGATCGATTGGAAAAAGAAAATTATGATAGCAATATAACATACGGTGTAACATCTATAGGTATAACTACAGAAGAACTAGAACGTTGTGACGAATATACTAAGATGTTTATTTATATAACTGCACAAGTTATTGCAGTTATCCCTGTACCTAAAACAAGAGCTGATACTCTAAGACAAGTTAGGGATAAAATAGAAGAATTTACTGTTCGTGAACATCAACGTCCGTTAACAGTAGAAGAGCAAGCAGAAAAGAAAAAGTGGGAGGATGTTATTAAGGGATTTGACTTAATATTCACTCCTGAAGCTGTCTATCAGAAAGTAACATATAAACCCTACCTAAATAACTTATTCTTTAAGGTAACTAAGAAATCTAATGCTAAACTTGAAACGAATGGCACTTATGTTACAATGGATAATGATAAGAAGAAGTGGGTTTATAAAACATGGGTATTTACCAATGTAAGAGAAAATGAACATACCATTCATTTCATGGACAGAACTAATAGACCAGGACTAGTGGAATATAAAAACATAGAAGACATAACCTTTGCAGCTTTAAATATTCCTCGGAGCGTAAAAGGAGTCTTTGTAGTAAAAGATAGTGTCTTAGCTAGACCTAACTTTAAAGAAGTTGGACTTGAAAAGATAACTGGTCTTCCATATAGACAACTTGGTAATATTAAGAAATTACAAACTAGTATAGCAGGTGCAGACGCTCTCTATGCTAATAGTAATAGCACATTGTATTATAACCAGCTATTTAGCCCTATATTAAGACCAAATACTGTTAATTCTAGAAACATATTGGAAAATATAGATAAAACAGTATATAAAGATACCTATATGAAAGTTGGTGATAACCCTGCAACAACTCCATATGTTAAAAGCACATTTGTTAATAACTGTGTTAAAAATGGTATACCGATAGCATTTGAGTCTGCTAACCTTTTTGAAGGTGGTATAGATGGTAAATACTTAATGGATCAACTTGCTAGTGGCGACCCACAGGATAAAATAGCCATTAGAAGATGGAGAAGTATCGTTAAAAGCCATTATGATAACCACAATATGGTTCTGATGCTTAATAAAGATACTGGATTCCAACCTGGAGAGTATGACCAGTTTTTAAGACAATATGTAGGTAAGGTCTCTAACTATGTTATTAAAGATCCAAAATATCCAGAAGAGATTGACGTTGCTAAACCTTATAGTCATAACTCAGAACTGTATATGGATCTTAATTCAGAATTCTCAGGATTACCAAGAGAAGAAACTTGGAAGTTATCATCTAGTCCACATCTATATTCAGACGTATTAAGACTTGAAGAAGAGCTTTCTGGTCAAGCTATGAATGGTGGTAAAGTAACAGAGTGTAGAGAGATCTTAAACGGGCTAAAAGAGACTAGACAAGAGATGTTTAACCATAATGGATATACAAATGGTTTAAGCTTCGAAGATATTATTTTTATACCTATAGAGAAAATTTTATCTAATGGTGGAGAATATTACGACGAAGATAGCGATCTTGTAATAGTAGTTGACGATGTTAAATCTAGCGAAAGTGTTATACATCCGTTTAGTAAGAAGAAAAGAGAGATCGACCAAAGGCATTTAGCTTTTGAAGCCGATAATATCGGAACTGGTTGTAACATTAAGATTATTAGTAGTTCTCCACAAGAGATAGGTAAAGTTTATTATACTAAGTTCTTAAATAAAGTTTATAATATACCAGTTATTAATGGTAATGGTCAGGCTAGTCAAATTATTATAACTAGCAGAGGAACTAATAGTGGATTACCAGAGATAACAGTATTACCATTAACCGAACAGTCTCTAAAAGAACTAAATCTATTTGATAATATTAACGATGCTGAATGCTTAGGTCTAAGAGAAGAAAATCTAAAACGTGAAGGTTATAATGTTAAACTAGCAGAGCTTCAAACTAGTAAAGAGATAACACAGATGAATCTAGAGAAAGCAAGAAAAGAGTTTGAAACTTATCTTAAGAAAACAGCAACTGAGTTAGCAGCTAAGAAACTAGAGTTTGAGCTCAAATTGAAAGATGCTATAGCTAAATCTATGCTAGACGAAAAGATTAATAATGCTAAGTTGCAAAAAGAGAAATATAGCGCATTAGCCTCTGTATTTAAATCTATTCTAGACACGTTTAACATTACTACTAGATTTGTCGATATAGTAGCTGATATAATTAAGAGGGATGATATATAACTCGTTATGAGTTATATATTATTTAATTAAGATGTTCAGTTCTAATGATCATTTTTTAAAAAATAAAATTGAAAGGACAACACATGGATAGTTTATTGGCCAAAGCTTTAGAAGACCATACTCCACGGATGAACGATAAATTTGTACGTGGTATAGCTAAAGGCGTCTTTGAAAGTATTCCGGATTATATCAATAAGATGATCCAGATCAGTATGGAAAAGATTAATCCAAATATTGATCTACGTTATAAAGGATATAAGATATGTACTCCAGAAGAAGAACTTATGGAGGATGCGCTAAGTAGAGCTAGTAATAAACCGGCTGATATAGCAGCGAATAATGCTTATTTAGCTGTTTTTGAATTTGAGCATAACGGACAACCTATGCCCAAATACATATACCTACCATATTGCGATCCAGGTAACATTTTTGTAATATCTGGTACTAAATATGTAGTTATGCCTATATTAACAGACTTAGTTATATCTGTTAAACCAGATAAAATATTTGTTAGGTTACATAGGGATAAAATACATGTTACTTCAGAGAGAAAAAGGGTTATTCTAAATGGTAACCCTAATCCTGAAATGCCTAAACTCTTATTTAGTAGTATTTTAAACTCTGGTAGTAAAGACAAAATGAAACCAGGTGGTAAAACTCCATTAGGATTATATTTACTATGTAAATATGGTCTAAGAGAAACCTTAAGAAAATATACTACTCTAAAAGAGGGTGATATATTAATTAAGTATGATCCTTATGATAAAATTACAAATGAAGATTTTAAAGATTATGACATCTATAGCACTGTTGGTGAAAGACCTAAAAGCTATGATAAAGGTGTTGCATATCGTAAACATAAAATCAAAGTTCTTGTTCATAAGGATGTAAAGCTTGATCCATTACTTACAAATATCATAGGTGGTATTATTATCAGTTTTGATATTGCTAATGGTAAAATAGAGGCAGATTTAGTTAACTATCTAGACGAAGGTTTGATTAAAGAGGCTGCATATCAGGATATATTAGCTAAATATCCTAAACCTAATAAAATGGAGCTTAAAGAGATTGAAGCCTATCGTAAAGAGTTTAACAAAACTCTTATTAGAGAGAAAAATGTTTGGCGTCTTTTGTTAGGTAGAGGCATGTACAAATCTGAAATCTCTGTAGATAAGATCATCATAGACCTAGAGGAGCATATTACTGCTCTAGATAGTTATGTCGATGAGATTATTAAAAGGAAGTTAGCTAATGTTGGTGTTATGATAGACGACTTTTGGGATATGCTAGTTTACATTATAAGCATTTATGCACATAGTGTAAATAATGCTAAAGAGTATAATAGAAATGTAAATCATATTCATATTGATATACACTATTATATCTGTTATTATATTATCATTGGTTTCAATAGGGCTATTAAACAAATTAATCAGCGTTATGAAAAGTTAGGACAAAGATCACCTTCTAAAGAAGAGATCAAAAAGATAATTAATAACAATATTTCCGAAAAGGTAATCTATAATCTAGTTAAAAGTTCTAGTGCTAGTTTAGCATTAGCTCAAGCAGATGTAAGTAATGATAGTCTATATTATAAAGCAACTGCGCAACTAGAAAACCAAAATAGAGGTGAAGGCGTACATAGAGGCGGTAAAACCCCATTCCCGGATAATATTAAAACATTGACTGCTTCTATGTTTGCATATGGTAGTCTATTGTATTTAATTAAATCAGCTCCATCACCTAGCTTAAGAGCTAATCCTTGGGGTCAATGGGATGAAATTACCGGACACGTTATTATACCAGACTATCTACAGCCAGCTATTGATAAGCTAGATGCTGCATTACGTGGTGTTACAGATGCTGCTGATGTTGCTGAAGAGCTTAGAGAAGGCCTCGATGACTTAGCGGATGGTATAAGTAGAGAAGAAGACGAAGGAAATAATGATGACGAATGTAGCGATACAGACTGCAGTGGAGATGGAGAATCTGAGGATTGATCTTGAACAGCAGAATACTATATTAGAAACTAAAGCCATTCGAGAACTAGGGCTAGGAGTAGTAACTCCAGCCCTAGTGAATTTAATCATCGAGATATATACGAATAAAACTGTATTAGTAGCGATGAATAGATTAAAGAATGGTATTCAACCTGAACCTAATGATCTTATCACAACAGTAGTGAATTTAGATAGATCTCCAGTTATGTTAAGGGTTATTACAGAAAACCAATTGCTCCCAACTATTGCTAATAATGCTTTAATAAAGTTAAGAAAAATGCAACAGGATGCACAGCAAGTAGCAATGAGCACAATAAGTAAACAAACAATGAGAGGAAACAATATGTATATACAACAACCAATGCAAGGTGGGTATATGATGGGACAACCTATGCAAAATAATGGATTAGTACAGCCTATCGTTACCCAACCAATGGGAATGCAACCCCAAACAATGTATCCAAATATGATGCCACCTATGCAACAGCCAAATCAATCGGTAATGTCGTCAGGTGTATATAGTGGTAAATATGCTAATGCACAACCACAGATGCAAACTATGCAACGTCCGGTAGCTCAACCACAGCAAGTGGCTCCAGATCGATATGCAAAAAATGTAGCTACTGCAGTACAACAACCTAAAGTTGAAGTTCCTGTAGAAGCGTTACCATCTGAAGAAGGTAGTAATTGGCTATGCGCACCGGGTGTATCTGTTAATATTAATGGTGATGCTATAGGGTCTATAGAAAGAGATTTAACATTAACTTTAGATACTAACCCTATCGAAGGTAATCTTAAGACCAATGACTTAATAAAAGCTGGGTTATTCAATACGCAGCCCGAGACCATGAGAAAATGTAATTATCTTATTAAGAAACGCCAGTTTACGACATCTGATAAGTATAAATATCTAGAGTCTAGACTATTAAGTTATTATACTGCTAAAGCTAATGTAGCGTTTTATTATATGCTAGGTAGAGCATCAGCAGATGATGTTGTTCAGGATAGAGATACCTTAATGACAGAGTTTATCGGCAAAATAGTTGTGATTAAAGACAGAGCAGAAGCTGAGGATATTTTAAATAAAGCTATAGAGGAAATTCAAATAGCTAAAGCTAATATATCTACCGAAAATAGTCCTATCGATAATTTGACCGTAGAGATCAATTACGAAGAAGTAAGGCCAACATACGTCCTTAACTCCGATCATCTCTTAGAAGCGTTCGTAGGCGTTAAAAAAGCATATAACGATGTTATATCTTTAAGTAGATATTCTTATCCGGGTGTTTATAAATCATTGTCTAAATTATTATTAGAAAATAATAATCGTGTTGATATTTTTATAGCATCTGTTAAAGGGTATGTTTATGCAACTCTATATCAAAAAGACGCTCAGTCGGATATTACATTAGCAGTAATCGAGAGTAAAATAAAATAAGGAGATAAAATGGAAATTGTAGCTTATAAGCCAGAAGAATCTAAACAGATGATCGAAACATTTAATTCTTACGTTTTCGAAGATGCTATTCGACATGTAAAGCATATCTACAATATTACTCATAACCGACTAACAAAAGAGATCAACCAGATAGTTGGTTGTCATCGGACAGATAGTAGTGTTGAAAGTATTACGGCAGATGTAAATAAATTTGCCGATAAGCTTGTAGAGCTTTTAGATAGCGAGACACCATATACACAGCCAACTGATAAACTACTATCAGTTTTACGTCAGGCTATAGTCGGAAAAGAAGATAGTACGATAGAGAGCCAAATAGTCGATCTTATCTTAAGAAAACTAGAATCACATCTTTTGCATATATCTGCTAACGTAGGTGATCTAGCAGTAGATGTAGATGACATTTCGGAGGACTGGAATGAGGTTAAGCATGTATTAAGAAACAACCAAATTGAAGCTTTTGTTCTTAGCGAAATGGATAAGTTTTCATTATCGCTTATGAACTCTTTATATTCGAAAAGTATTAAGGTAGAAATACACCAACTAGAAAAATGTAAAGCATGCATCATATCGATTTTGTATCACGTACCATTGATATACTATACTGCTTTTGGCTTACGTAAATATAACAAACCAAGTATAGTCCATCTTAAACCAGGTAATCAACCAGATTATAGTATTATAGCTGGTATAGCAAGTGAGTTTGGGTTAGCATATTTTAAATTGTTTACCGATAACCCTAATAGAAGCGATGGCTGCGTTACTGTATTTATAAATAAAGTAACTAGTGACATCATACTTTATGTTTAAATAGCATTATTCCATACCGCCATACGGGATAAGACTTTAAACATATAAAAAATTAAATAAGGAGTTAAAAATGGAAAAAGAACTTTTATTAAGGGTAGAGGCCCTTGAAAGAACTGTACGTACTTTAGATGCTAAAGTTTCACAATTAGAGATGTCACTTGCAAATATGCCAAATAATACCCAAGTTAATGGCCCTTACAGTGGTAATGCTTTTCGAAGCCCATTCGGGAACCCATTTCAATATCAACCAGTTGTTCCGGTAATGAACCCACCTATACCAGGTCAATCACCTGTACAAAATAATAACTCTGTAGAGCAAAAGCTTGACAGACTATTGGAGTTAATGAATAACAACTTTTCTAGACTCAATTTTAGATTAGAAGCTCTAGAGAATGAAAGAAGAGAATAAAATGGGAAAGTTTATAATTACAGGTGTTTATGCCCTTGGATTATGGTTCTCTTACTCTATCGGTAAAAGAGGCTTCGCTAGAACTCTTGTTGAGATCGAAGATACAATAGACGATGTACGTAAATGGGGTATAAATAAACTCCATGACCTAGGTGAAGAGAGAGAAAATATAAAACAAGAAAAATCTGATATTCGAGAAGAGAAGTCTGGGGAGTAATACTCCTCAGGCTCTCTATAATTTTTTATAAGGAGAATAACCCATGGTTATAGATATTTTAAAATTGGGAAAGACCAATACCAACTTAGGTTATGTTCGTGATAAAAATGCCTTAATTTACCTAGGTAGTACAGAAGGCGATTGTGAGTGGGGATATACGTTAGAAGATTATGATAAGAGTATTCTCTATAAAGCTAAAGATATTTTCGATATAACATTTAACGAACTAAATATTCTTAAGGATCCAAAACTTCTTGAAAAGATTAGGGACTTAAATATTGTCAATGCAGATAGTGCTGGAGACGAACATCCAACAGTTAAAGAGTTTCTAAGTTGTTTTACTAGAAGTGAAGATTATTCTAGCATGCTTCCTGATCTTAGCGAATTGGATCTTACAGGAAATATTCTAGCTGGACATTTAACAGGATGTCCTGTCGAACTATACCAATCCATTAACATCTATTATCTAGATCCAGAAGATGACACATATGATGGGTATTCAGTTACCAGTGCTAATGTTGGGTATAGAACCATTAATGGTAAGGCAGAGTATATCTTCGAATGCACACCAGGGATATATGCAGATGAAGAAGAAAGTAAGATAGCTTTTCAATTTACTCTAGATCAAGATGAGTTAGACGGGCTTCTTGAAACAGATGATCCTAATCAGATTATCTATGCTAAATTTGTTAAATCGTTACAAGAGGTAGCACCTGATTGGCATTTCGCGACTAACAAGGAGTCGTAATGAAAAAGTTAAAAATCAATAGCTTTAAAATCGACGCTAGTGAAGTTGATTCAGAGTTTATCATCAACATGATAACAAACATCGGGTTGTACTTAGGGACGCACCCAAAAGAGGTCATACCATACTTCACAGTGCATGAGACAGTTCTGGATGATTGGTTCTTAAAACACCTTAAGATCAATCTAAGGAAAAACCGTACCGCATTACAAATAGCCTCTTTATACTCTACTATTAAACAAATTAATTCAATCTTCTTAAGAGTCATTAGGACTGTATTTCCTAAGACTTTCTCTGGTAAAAAAACTGATGCAACAACTTTGAAGAAGTTAACAGAGCTCTATATAGCATACTATACACTTAACAATCAATTTATAGCATTCCCATATATGGATTCTGTTAATGCTATGGGACTAACTATTCTTGGTTCTGTTAAGTTTCAGCATAATGGCGGAACTCTTAGAGTTGGCATAGAGGATTTAAGTAAAGAGTATAAAGTGCTTAATGTAGAACTCCTAGAACAAAAACCAGAAGATCTTAACGAAGATGTTAGCGTTTTTGCAAGAGTACTTAAAGCGTCTATAGATGCTCGTAGCCCTCAAGCTCTTAACCTGGTATTCAATTTTAGTAATACCCATCGTTCACGTAGTGTAACAACACTAGCTACTTTCATAGCAGAGACAGTTGCACTTAAATTCGGTTCTCGTAAAAAGACACCTGAACTCGAAAATGCATATGCTATGGCTATCAACCTTTTGCCTAGTAACGAATCTCCAGCTAGAACTGATATCATAGCTAGTCTCTTAGAAGTCTTATTCCGTTATCGAACTACTTATGCTCGTAGTAATTTTGATGCCATATGTTCGATCTTCTTAGATCTTCTAAATGATTTTGAGTATACTATCACAACAGCACGGCATCCTAAACCCCATCCAGTTCTAGGTGCTAGTATCAATGGGCGTAATTTCGCTATGGCTATCTAACATCCTTCGGGTGAAGATATAGCTTACACTTAAGGAGCATCATATGACACAGGATGAACTACAGACTATAGTTCAAAATAGAACAACTACTAGCTTCGGAGTCTCTATAGGAACAGGTCTCCTATTAGAGGCTATGTTCGATCCTATAGTAGAGCGTTATGATCCAGATAGACCTATACCCCCTAGAGTAGAGGTTCGTAAATACCCATACTGGTTGATTAATGTCTATACACTTATAAGGAATATTCTCACTTCTCTTACTACACCTATAGAGAAAACTGAGATAGATCCACATACCTTTGCCTCTGTCATTATGAAAACCTTACAAGAGGAGATCATGGTTATCCGTGGTCTCGTCTCTACTCTCGAAGTTCATAATGATTGGTTACAACTGTGGGTACCGAAGTATACTACCCTTATTAAACTTTTCAATGCAGGTAAAGATATCTCAGATCTTAAGTATGTTAATAAGAACATAGAGGCTTTTAAGCTCTATGCTCCATTAGTAGATAAGATTAGTTACATTTCTAAAGTAGAACCTCAAGGCTCTTATAAGTTTAGTTCAGTTTATAAGCAAGCACTTATTACCACTAGCTTTCCTTTAGATCTTTTACAATCTAACTATCTTACTCTATTAGAATCGCATACTGGTATCTTAAAAGATAATCATCTTTGGTATACTAAGTATCACCCAGTTGGTAAACAAGATCTAAGTCGTTTACCTATGTCCGATATAGTCTTTTATATCCTTGGCGATGATCATCTTGTTAAAGGCTGTTCAATTACTGTTAAACGTGAACTTCTTTCACTAGCAGAGACTAAGAACTGGTCTTATCGTACAACACGTGATAAGATCGTTTCTAACTTTAAAGATTCTGAGCTTCTAACCGAAGCTATCAAACCATTTAAAAGTTACTAAGAACCATTCGTAGGTTCTTAGTAACTCTCTTTTTGTATTTTACTTATTTAATATATATCTACTATAGGCTCTAAGGAGCTTATAGTAGATATTTAATATTAAACATTAGGAGTAATACATGTTATTAACCTTATCTTCTTTTTAACAATTTAAATAACAATATGAACATTAAGATACTTCGAAGTTGATCTGTAAGAGAGATCATGTACATTTACATTTGTCACTATTGAAAGGATAACAAATGACAAACAAAACAACACTTTATCGTTTACAATGGAAAGACTACAGTCTTAACCTTTACTTCAATCCTAATGCACGTACTAAACGTATCATAGACACTTACTATACGTATCGTAATGCTTTAAACCTTAAGGACTATAGTCATGAACTTAACCTAGTAGTTAAACCTTATCGTTTAGATAGACCTGGTAAGTTACTAGCATTGAAAGATCATTACGTTATTAAAGACGAAGCTGGTGCGAAAGAGAAGATCTATCTTCCTGAATTCATACACAAAACATTCCAATCTAGTTATTGCTTTTGGGAAAGTGATGAAGATATCAATGGTGGTATCTCAGAAGCTAACCTCAAGTTCTATAACGCTAGAGTACGTAATCGTCTTCCATTTAGAAAAGTCTATGACTCCGATATAGAACTAAGTCATTATGATCTTGATATACCAAAAGGTTTAGATACTAAAGGTACTAGAGTCTATATTAATTACTCTGGTAGAACGAATATGGTTCAGATTAGGTTACGTAAGTTTTGTAACGATATCAATGCTAATCTCTTTATAGACACTTGCCTACCATATACCAAAGTAATGCATAATAACGAAGTTGATAGAAAGCTATTGAAGATCGTAGTCTCTGGACTATGTGGTAGACTAGTAGATCAACTTAGATATTACTCTCATCATCCTGATACCTCTAAAACGTACAGAGATGCGATTATAGAGACGATCGATATTGAAGAGATAATTTCTATGTCCGAATAAAGATCGTTCAATGTTGAGGCTCTTAGGAGCCTTTATTTACCTTCTCTATCCAATATTGTTAATAATGTTAATCAATTAGTTAGATCTGTTAATCTAACAATAGATCAAATGGTTATATCTGGTTAAGCTAAAACAGTTATAGTAGTCTCTTTAAACAGTTTAACTAAAAGATTCTTTACTAAAGATAAAGAAATGTGTAAGGCACTTAGTTAACACTGCCTATAACACAATCTATAACTTAATTAACATGTAGAGTAGTAGAAGGTCTATCCTTCCTACTCTATCATTGTTATTCTTTCTTTTTTCTTTATACTTGTTATTAAACAGTTATTACCATGTCTAACATTGTCTTTACCTTCTTTTCTTATTAATTTTGATTAAAAAAAGAAAATCGGATATATCACTCGTTAATACTCGTGATATGTTCTATTTAAACGTTTATAACCTTTTGGTTATAAAAAAGAAGGATCAGACCTCTTTTACATTAAGATGTAAAAGAGGTCGTCTTAAACGTTGTTCTTAGAGAATGACCTTAAACGGTCATTCTCTAAGAAGATACTATTATTCGATTCCATTTCCTGGAATCAAATAATAGTATAATATATATACACAACTCCAGCACAGCAGTTAGTAAATTATTACTAACTGCTAATAGGGTCGCACCGCAGTTAGTAAATAAAGGTAGCTAGTGCTAATAAGGTAGCGCAGCATATAGAGATATATTACTAACTGCTAATAGGGTAGCAGAACAGTTAGAGAATTATTATTAGCTGCTATGCATGTCGCACAGCAGTGACCATTATTAGAAAACTTAGTAGAGTTATGCTGGTAGCACCGCAGTTATAGAAGTGTTTACTAGATGCGGTGCCGGGTGCGCAGCAGTGGACTTTTTAAGTATTTAAAATAAAAATACTATATATTTATTATAATCTTATTTTTGCTTAATTAGATATTCTTTATATAGGTAAACTTTAGGTTTATACTTTATATAAGGAGGTACTAAATGTCAAATGTAAATAATCAGAATGCTGATGTTGCTGACAATGATAGTACAAAGTTGTTAGGTCCAGATGGAAAACTTCCAAATGTGCCGGGTGTTTTAAAAACAAAGGTAGTAGATATTACAACTATTGTTAACTCGCGTGGCGTAATTATACCTATTGTTCACGTTGAGCCTAAAATTAAGATAGGGCCTAACTTTGAGCTAAGCAGTATAAATATTCGTTCTTGGGATGATATAAAAGAGTGTCGTATATTTAAATACGGAATGCTTGGGTATACGATTAAAAACGGAACATTTGAGCTAATAGCAGTTGAAGAAGGTGAAAATGCAAAGCAGAAAGCGATAGCCGTAGGAGAAAATGTACAATGCCCTATTTGTAAGTCTTTTAATGTTGCATCTTCAAAAGCTACAAGAAGATGTTGTAACCCTGATTGTGGATATTTGGAAATTAAAAGCATATGGACATTCTTACGAGTGTGCTTAGGAATAGGTAGTATCCCATATATGGTTGTTTATGATCTTTTTAAAAATGAAGTATTAAAATCGGTTTTGGACATATGGAATCTAAAAGACGGGGATTTGACCGACATGGGTCTAGACGAAGAAAATTCTATCAAGTTTAAAAAGAGAATAGAAGAGTTTAAAGAAATACATTTAGAAAATTTAATTTATGGTTTAGGCATTAATGGTCTTAAAGCAGCCAGTGCAGTAGATTTAGCAAGGAGAATTGGTAGTAAATTGCCATATTATCAAATTAACGATGACGCTCTTACTGAACATCTTGTATCCGAGAAGCGCGAAAAACTAGTTGCATCTGAGAAACGTGGAGAATTAGACGGGAGAAAGTTAATTTTGCTAGATTCTCAAGAACCTGCGGTTGCCTGGAATCGTTATCTAGACAACCATAGGAAAATAGTAGAGGGAATAAGCGAAAAAGTGAAGATCATACCTAGCGATATTAGATATATCTTGGCTGGAAAAAATGTGCTTATAGGGGATATCAATAAGTACAATAGAGAATTAATTTCCGATTTAGTTAGGCTTAGAGATGCTAGAGTGGTGCCTCGAAACCAGGAAATTTACTGGCCGTTTATCGGGCGCTTAATAGTCGAAAAAATAAATCATAATGATCGCCAGCAACAAGAGGCGGCTTTAAATGGTGTCAAAATATTAACACTAGATCAACTCGAATCTAAAGGTATTATAAAGTTACCAGATAGAAAGATTTCATTTTGCTTTAATAAAGAAGAACATAGCGATGGGCTATTCGACGATTTATTCTAATATTTAAATTAACAGAGAGTATAGATTTACTATACTCTCTGTCTTTTTTATTTTTAATTCATAAACTTTAGATTATTAACTTATAACCTGACTATAGATTTTAAATATCTATAGAAAGTTGACAACATTTAAAAAGAGTTAAGGAGATAATAATGGAGTATAAAGAGTTATATAGTAACTACAATAAACGACTACCATTTACCCAGTTAAGAAAGTGGTATGATAAAGACAAAGATGGAACCAAAGTACGAGAACTTGCTGAATTACAAATTGATATATTTAAATCTGGCGTAAGTATCATGGTTGGTAAAGATCTTAGAAGTGGCAGAATGGTTAGAGAGAATTGGTACTCTACTTATGGACAAATTGATACTATGTATAACGTCTTTGCTTTATGTAAACAATTCGTTCAAAACTCTACTCAGACAGAGAGTATGAAAATACCTATTGTAAAAATAGTTAGAGATGATAAAGGAAAAGCAATAGGAGATAGTACATTAGTCAATGCACATATAGTAATAGGTAGAAATGAAAAAGAGTTCTACTTTGGAGTTATCCATCCGCAGAAGAGCGGAGTACATTTCTTATTACATCCTCCTATGCCAGGTAAACAATGGTTAGTAGCTAAGAAAGATGAAACCGTAGATAGTTTAGAACTTAGTAAAGTATTTAGCTTAGGATACTTTAAAAGATTACTAAGAGAATTAGACATAGTGAAAGATGAACTAACAGATATCTTTAACAAAGCATATCCAAGAAAAGTTGAAGTAAAGAAACAAGAAGAGAGTACTAATACTGATGATTTAGATAGTGGGCTAGAAGATATAATATAGTAAAATGTTCATTATGGAACAATTATATATTCTTTATATAGTAGAACTAAACCACAACGAAAGGAAACAATGTTAACATGTTTTATCTAAGATATGAAAATAGCGGACAGACTTATGTATGTGTCGCTAGAGCAACTAAAGAGGTTATGGAAAAAGAAGAAGTAACCGACTTTACAGGTATAAGATCACAGGGTTGTTTAGTAATGTTCGATACTAAACTAAAGATAAGGAACAGTAGAGAAGCAGAGGGAGCTTTTAGTGTTCTAAACGAATATGTAAAATGGAGAGGTGACGACTATATAGACGAACTATATTTAGCTATAGAGAAAATATATAGTATAACAATGGATTATAGCGTAGCAACTGCTAAAGATAGTGATGCTATTAAGAATAAGTTTTGCATCCAGTTAGCAAATATTATAGATCTATTAGATATAGAGGCTATACATAAGTTTGTAACTGAAGTGAAACCACTACCATTACCACCTAAGATAAATCATAACTTTGACGAACAGATAGAGAATGATGGTTTAGGAACTAGGAACCAAACTTATATAGTAGAAGACTATAAATGGTTAATGGCACTAATAGTAATCTTTAAAGCTGTATATGGACCATTAGCACAATTAGTATATGGTAATGAAGACAATGCTATGAAACTACCAGAGCTACAAATGCTAGACATACTTAGACAGCAACCTTTGAATAAACATCATAGTTTTATCAAGTTGAAAGTCTATGTAACTACTATAGTAGAGAAAGTATTCGATAAAGAGAAAATAGGGGATGTGAAGGTATTAGCAACCCAGCTATCGAGAGATATTATACCAATGTTATATCTTAGTAAAGCAATGTTTGGCAAAATGATAACTATGGATCAAACTGAAGATCCTGCTGTAACTGAGTTTGACATAGTAAGATATCTATTTAAAGACGTTAACAATAAGATTAAGAACGTTGGTAGTCCAGATGAAGCTTATAGAAATAAGAATAAACCTAATGAATCTGAGATCGATAGTGAAGATAAAGAGAGTATCATAGAGAGCTATAGAATAGCTACCGATGTTCCACCTGGTATAGCAGTAGAGTTCAACTGGGCAACTAAAGATATTGAAACTATCTTAAGACAATTACCAAAAGGTATAAGGAATAAGATAACAGATGAAAACTTAAGGACAGGTATACAACTATCTGCTAGTTTCAGTCCAGATAGTATAAGTAATACGCATTTGAATTTCTTAGGTGTATTATTTAAAAGTATCTTAGATCCAAGAGCTTTAAGATATTTAAAAGCCGCTAATATATTTAACTTTATAGCTATAGGATATGCAATTATGATTGGTTTGGAAGCGAAACCATTAGCATATATGTTAGTTAGTAAAAGAGTAGTTAGTGGCGATGATAGCACTATGAATATAGCCAGTAACTTAAATAGTGCTAAAGTTAAAGGTTATAGAGAAGATGAGCTAGAGGTATACTATCCTGAACGTCATATCGATATGAGCAAAGGTGATGAAAGACCTGGGGAGTTAGTTATATTAGATTGGGCACGTAGTAATACTATAGAGATGTTTAAATATAACTGGATAACACCTACCATATTAAACATAGGTGTTAAAGATATATTAATAGCGACTCTTAAGAATACTATAACCGATTTTCTAATAGAGAATGAAAAACTAAATAAGGAGAGATAAAATTATGGATGGATATGCATACGAGCCGAGTCCATATGGAGCTATGATCAATAGAGCATTAGAAACTGGTACTAATTTAGGGTACACGTTTTTAATACAAGAACTATTAGTAGCACCAACTCGTGTTGAAGGTTATCAACAGCAGGTTGTAAGAAGTTTTACATCCAATGTTAAAGCAGATGAAGCGGATAAGATAGTAGATGATATGCTACTAAATAACGGAGCTTTAACTAATAATAGTCAATCCACTAGTAACATTATGAGAGTAAGCGCAGCACCTATCTCAAATGCTGATATACAAGAAGGCTGGGGTAGTACTAGATATATGTTCAAAATGAAAGTGAGATGTAGTCCAACTGCTTTTAATAACTATGGTGGAACTAATGGTGTATATGATCTTATCATATCTGGATATAGCGATGCTAGTAACGACTTCTTTATACCAACAACAGGTGGAAGTGGAATAGAAGATGAAAACTTAACATTCCATATCAATAGTGTACAGAGAGTTAGTATTAATACTAATATAAACGCTATAACAAATATAGAGAATCTAGGTGTTAGTACTCCTGATAACTTTATAAATACTAATACGAAAGTATCTGTACGACCACAAGATATAACATCTGGTATATCGAGTAGAGCATATGGGGATAATATAGGTGGTGTTACATATAGTGTCGGAACTAGTACTGAAAATGTTCCATTAGCATTCGATAGAAGACATAATGTTGGTAAACAGTATTTGAATAATATACTTAATGCTGTTATGTCAGGTGTTAGTGATGCTACTGGGGTAAGGTCAGCATTTAATAGCGATTTTGGGTCGTCTAAAGATCAAGGGTACTTAGAAGCAACTAGTAAATTAAGGAATGATACGTTAAGAAACGACATCTTTATACAAGCACTACAACAAGCTAACTTTAATGCTACAGGGTTTTCTTTTACTATTGCACAGTTGAAAAGAATAGATCCAACTTTTGATACAAACAGAGTTCACTATGTTAATGTAACAGAAATGGCAAGATTTGAATCAGATGCTATAATGAATAGTGCATATACTCATGATCTTGTAAGTGGTGCAAAACTACCTGCTGTAGTAACTGAACTACATAATATTATAACTACACTATTAACCAATAATTTTCTAAGTGCAATTAGCATTCGTATAAGAAATGTTCTTACACCTTTAGAGAATGGTTTTGGTTGTGTATTAGCACCAGCATATGATCCGCCTAAATTACATTGGGCATATATGCCAGCAGCTGCATCTCCACAGGCAGCAACTTTAGCCAGTAACGCAATTGCTGGTTGTGTTAAATTGCTAATAGATCCATTATTATCAGAAGGTGGTAATTTAGAGTATGATGTTATAATTAATGCTGATGTTGCATTAGACACTACTATTATGATTTCACAAGCTAGAGAGCCAGCGGTGTTATTCAGATTTCCAACTTTTGGAGATATGTGTTTTACCCCAATGGTTGGTGATTATGAAGTTAAAGATAAGTTAATTACCAATATTGGCACTTTAGCAAATCAAATTATAGATAGAGTAACATCTGGTGATTCTGAGTATAGTGGATACACACCAGGAACAATGTATATTTAGGAAGGAGAGAGAATGAAGTTACATACGTTTTATGCTAACATATTAAAATCGTTTAGTATCGTTATTTCGGACGAAGGATTTCTACAAATTAAACAAGGTGATGAATATGTAGATCTTGAACGAAGAAAGGGTATGAGAGTTGGATTGCCAACAGAGGAGAATCTTAAGAACCTCTATAGGGTTGGACCTAATGGAAAATATATTCCATCATATCTAATATTTAACCCATTGTCAGAACAAGCAACTGAAGATGGCGTTAGCTTAGATATATTAATAGACTGCGTTAAAGCTAATCTGATGGCAGCTTTAAAAGTCTATGGAGAATTACTATTTGTAGTATATAATAATCCGAAACTACAAAGTGATCTTCCTATGGCTATTAACGAGTTTATAGCAGAAGCAAAAGATGATACTATTCCAGGTATGAAGTCTAATGGTAAGGCCATAGACGATACAACTGCTTCAAATTGGGATAAACTAACTATGGCATATATTAGAGACCCAGAAAGACAGTTATTACAACTGACTGTTCCAAGGACTAAAAAAGCTTCTGATAAAGAGTCTAATACTAGAGAGGCTAGATTAGTATGCCCTATGTGGAGTGATATTAAGGAAGCTTTAAATAACATAGCAAATGCTAGTGATGAAGAGCAGAAAGAGAAGGTAGTAGTAAATGGAGTAAAACTACGATATAAAGATCTTAAAATCTTTAACGATGTTCTTACAACATTTATGGTAGGTGCTAATGCAAAAGGTGCAGTAGTAGCTGGAACTAAAGATACTGAAGCTCCAGGATTTATAGCATTAATGTTACTATTCCATAACTTAATGACTGTAATTAACGACTATCTAGAATCTATGGCTAATGCAGACCCTGAAGCTGTTCAAGGAGTAAAATGCATTATAGACTTTAATGCTTCTGATATAGAAAATGCACCAATGACATTTAAGAAAGAACTACTTCTTATACCAAATGAAAATGAAGTAAACATGGGCAGTTCTGTCGTTAATAATCAGAAGGGTGTTAATCTTAATGTAAGTAATTTACATCCATATGTTCAGTCAGCTGTACAAGAGACTCAAGCCCAACAAGAAGAGCAACTAGCAACAGTTCAACAGGATATACCTAGAGATGGTATGGCAGCTTTACTTGGAAGAAATAATATGGGACAAGCTATAATGGGCGCCTATCAAGGTGTAAGAGTAGCCCAACCTATGATGGGTCAACCGATGGTTGGACAACCTATCATAACGCAACCAGTTATGACAGATACAACAGCTGTAAATACAGCTCCTAAGATGGTTAGTAGACTTAATCCACAATATAATACACAAGCAGCTAACCAACAACTCTTAAGAGAACAATATGCCCAACAGCAGGCACAACCAATGGTTATGCAGCCTATGCAACCGTATCCACAGGTTATACCACAACCTATGATGGTACAACCAATGGTTGGTCAGCCTATGATGCAAGCATATCCGCAAATGCAAGGAATGCCAATGTCGCCATATGGTAGTCCATATATTAGATAAAAAGAGAACTAACTAAGGACCGCCATCCTTAGTTAGTCTCTTCTTTTATTTTTTCTGTTCTTAGAAAAGCATTTAAATATCTCGATAATATTCTATCGTCTACAAATACGAAAGTTAGTTTTTCTCCTTCATAGTCTTGACTATTTTTATATCCATTTACTAACATAGTAGGTAGAATAAAATCTTTACGAATCTGAAATCTAGAAAGTAATAACCCTTCTAAATCTCCTCTAAATTTTTTAGCAGTAGCAACATCAATATTTCCGACCTTATTTACAATAATATATTCTTCTCTTAGTATAGGGTAGATAGCTTGCCACATCTTATCTATATAGCAACTTTTATTTTCAGTATTAATAGTGTTTGTTAATCTTTCCATAGGTACTCCTCTGGTCTATATATCACCTATCTAAACCATAGAATTTTTATTCTGTTCTAATATTCGATAAGTGATTCAAAATTTTTAATAAGGAGACAACATGACTATCGAAGAAATTAGAGAAAAGTCTAAAGAGTTTATAGCAGAAAGGGAGTCTAATCTAGAAAACCAGAAGGTTAACTTAACAGACTATAGTGGTTCTGTACATTCTACAGATATAAGAAAATTACTTACATTAGTAAGTCTAGTTGCTTATAATATTTTAGGTAAAAATGTTCAAGAGGAATTTATACTTTCTAAAGCTATGGAAGATTTTAATAAAGATATTCCAAATGTTATGTCATTAGCTTATATACTAAATGCATATCGAACTAAAGATGATTGTAATTTAGGATTAGAGAATTATCTTAATTCTAAAGAAGGATGTCCTAAAGCTCTTAGACATTTTGAACTAGAGTATAATAGTATGCAAATCATTTTTAAATATAATTTAACTAATGAATACGCATTAGCGCCTTTAGAAAATTATACTAAAGAGATGTTTGCTTATAAATGGTTAATGTGCTTAGCTTACCTTATGATAGATCGTTTAGCTAAAAATCGTTTAGAAGATATTCCATATGTTAGTATACTATCAGAATTAACAATGGTTGGGACTAAAGTTAAATTTCTAGATGATCGTGATTATGATTATACTTTTAGCTATGATCAAGTTATGTATTCATTAGGCGGAACAGGACTAGCTGATATTATCAATATGTCAGAAAGAGAACCAACTCCTATGGACAAACTTGGAAATCTTTTTTATAATGGATTAAGAATTGGTATTAACCTAGATACTTACTTTAAAGTAGCGGAGCAACTTATCAATACTAAATTCCAAGAACAAAACAATGTAAACATGGATACTGATAATAATGAATCTGAGTTTGATCTTACAGATGAAGATAAGATAGCTATGCTAAAGGGACATATAACAGAGATAATTAAAACAGCGAAAAGAAATAACCTAAAACTTCCAGATGATATGTTCGAAGGTCTTCTAGAAGTAGATGTAGACGAGAAATAATGGTTACTACTTTGTATATACTTAACTTTAGTTAATTATATATTCTTTATATAGTAAGAATATTACTAAATATAATGTAAGGAGACACAATGGCGAAAAACAAATATGAGAATCTAAGGGTACCCTTAGAAAAATCATCAACAGACGTCATCATTCCAGTTGACCCAGACTTGATGATAAGGGAAGAGCTGATAGGACCGCATGCTGTTAACTATGCAGTACAACATAACTCATCAGCTCGTTCGTATATGTATACAGCGCATCAAAGTCAATCTGTAACTTTGATAGATGGTGATATACCTATCGTTCAGACTGGTTCTGATAAACAATTATCTAAGCATACATTCGGACCAATGGCAGAAGATGATTGTGTAGTTTTAAGAGTTGTACAACGTTATGGTGGTATATCGGATAACTATGTCCATGAGATAACCGAAAAAACATATTTTACTCTAAAGCAAGAGCTAGATGAAAATAATCGTATCATTAAGACTTTAGACATAATTAATGTTCCATTATTTCATAGTGGTTACCATCAGAACTTTGGGTTTTCATACGTACAGGATAAGGAGTTTCTAGACTCTATTAAACGTGGTACTAAATTACCAGCTGGAACACGTTTAGCTATATCTCCATCTGTTAGAGATCATGGTGGCTATGCATTAGGTGTTAATGCAAATATGATCTTATGTACACACCCTGATATAGCAGAGGACGGTGTAATCATTTCAGAATCACTATCTAAGAAAATGAGATATGATGTTTTTGAAACTAAGGCTATCGAGTTCGGAAGTCAATATATGCCGCTTAACCTATATGGAGATGAAAATGAATATAAACCATTTCCAGAAATAGGAGAACAAATTAATTCTGATTCTGTTCTTATGGCTTTACGTAATTTCAAAGACTTTGGAGCTAATAAATCAGGGCTAGATGAAGATCCTTTAGATTTCTCTCCAGCTTTATTATCAGCAGATGATTTACGTAAATTTGATCCAATTATGGATAAATGTTATTATGTACGTGGACCAGGAGAAGATGTTGATATTGGTAATGGCCAAACAGTTAAATCTGGAGTTGTTGTAGATATAGTATGTTATAAGAACCCTAAGAAGAATTCTGAGCTTTATTATGGTATGTCTAAAATACCAGATAAGTATGCGAGATCTTATGTTAAGTATTACGAAGATATTCTAGAGGCATATAGATCTATATGCGAAGAGTTAGAAGATATCGATTATGGATATGGTAAAGAGAAAATAAGAAAATCTCCACAACTCCATGCTCTTATAGTTAGAGCTGGTAAGATAGCACACGAAGAGAACATTAGACATATTAAATCTAACGAAGCACTTTTAAACCTATCTAAACGCCTTAAACAAGTAAAAGAGACTTCAACTTCTAATCTACCTAATAAACTAGGTCTTTCAAATAGAAATGAACCTTTAGATACATATCGCATAGAGTTTACTATTCGGTATACAGTAACATTAGGTAAAGGACATAAAATATCAGATCAATCTGGTGGTAAGGGTGTTGTATCTGAAGTTCGTCCAGATCATCTTATGCCATATAATGAATATGGTAGAGCTGATATTATTATGGATAGTAACTCTATTATTTCTCGTATGAATATGGCTAGACCATATCAGCAAGAGATTAATGGCGCTTCTAGATATTGCCAACTTAAACTAAGAGAAATGGCAAATGGGGTTAGAGATACATATCAACTTTCTGATGATCTTGTTGAACAAATGTTTATATATCTTATGGGATTATTAGGTAAATTTAATACTCCACAATTTGATTATTATGCACAAGCAGATATGAATCAAAAGCGTGAAATACTTAATGTTTGCCTAAATGAAGAAGTATATATTATGCAACAAGTTTCAAACCCTAAACGTCTTTATCAGATAGTAAAGGATATTGAAAATTCAGAATATGCTCCGCCAAGAAGACCAGTCCATATTCCAATTCTAGAAGATGATGGTAAAACTGTTAAAGAGTTTATAACTAAGGATCCTATCCTTATATCTCCTCTATATACTATTTTGATTTGTAAAACAGCTGATAACATGTTGTATACTTCAAGTCCTAACTTAAATAACTTCATGTTCCCTATTCCAGTAACAGCTGCAAATAGAGATAGATTACCATATAGAAATACTCCGACTAAAATCTTATCAGAGACAGAAGGTCGTTTATATCTATATTATGGTGGTAGAGAGGCTATAGCAGAACTTAAGGATAGAGCGAATAGTGTACCAACACATAAAGCTATGTACGAAAATATACTTAATGCACCACAGCCATCTAATATGGAACATGCTGTCGATAGAACAGTTACTCCTTTTGGAGAAGACTCTGCTATCAAATTAGTAAAAGCTATATTTAAACCGATGGGCTTTGATTATACTTATATCAAAGGTCAGGATTAACTTTTACATTTAGAGGTCTATTATGAGACCTCTAAACTTTTGATAAAATAGAGGACATATAATCCCTAACATATATGTCCTCTAAGGTTGTCAACAGTGTGTTTCCTTTTCGCTAAACTACGATAATACCTGTCCGAGGGTATTATCGTAGTATATTTATTTTTTGCTTAGTTAGGATTAATAGAACACTGGAAGATGAGTTATTTTACTATATATTTAAAAACAGTTATTACATAACAGTTATATATTCTTTATATAGTAAGAATATTACTAAACATAATATAAGGAGACAACATGAGCAAGCAGCAGCAACCTATAACTCCAATAGTCGACGTATGTCGAATTATGGAGAAAACACCTCAAGAGCTTAATGCCAGACTTAAGACTAACATTATCGTTAGATTTGACGATGGTGTTGAAAGACGTTTAACATTTAGGGAAGTTATCGTAAACAGATATATTTGGGACATACTTAAGCTATTTAAAGGTTTACCAGTTTTATCAACTTTTGATATAACTAACAATTATGTATCTGGATTCTATGTTTCTGATACGCTTAACAAAACGTATGAAACCATCCTTCATTATCTTATAGATAATGTTATGGAGCCTTCTGGTTCTAGAGAGCCATTAGAAGCTATCTGGCTTAAGATGCAAACTACTTTTAACGATATCTATAATGAAATCGTATTTAATAATCTAGACTATGTTTCAACTCTAGATATTAATACGTTCTTAGATGTTCAATTGCATCCAGATCTAGTTAGCTCGATGAGAGCTGTAGCAAATGCGAATATGAATAAAACAGAAGAAGTAGCATTTGCAATTGAAAATGCGTATAAGACATTACATAATATTTTGACATCTCCAAAATATCAAAATAATAAGATAGCACAAGGTTATATCTCTCGTACTATGAACCCTAAACAGCTAAAACAGGTTTTAGGACCAAGAGGTAATATTACTAACCTATCTGAAGAGCTTTATAAGAAACCGATTCCATCTTCATTTACATCTGGTATGTATGGTCTAGATGAACTTGGTATGGAATCTCAAACTGGTGCTAAATCACTTAGAGCTTCAACTACAGCTGTAAGTTCTTCAGAGTTCTTTGCTAGAAAATTACAATTAGTAATGTATCGTGTAGAGAGAGTTGTAGATGGAGATTGCGGACAAAAAGATTATGTAGAATGGGAAGTACTTCCAGAAAATAACTCTAGAGATAATCCTGTTAAATGTCACTTACCTATGCTAGTTGGTAAATATTATCTTAATGAAGAAACTGGTAAAGAAGAGGTCATAACTAAAGACCATACACATCTTATAGGTAAAAGAATTAAGCTTAGAGTAGCTTATAAATGTAAATGGTCCGATAAACGTTGTATATGTTCTAAATGTTTAGGTCAGATGTCTTATAACATACCTATGCACTCTCATATTGGTCACTATGCAGCTACGGTTATGACACAAGAGATAACACAAAAGATATTATCGTTTAAACACGAAATCTCTTCTGCTAATGCTCTTCCGATTTCTATTAACCCAGCAGCTCAAAATGATTTTGAAACCAAAGTAGATGATAATACACATGCATATCTTCGTAAGAAATATGTTATTGATAAAGTAGGTGGAGGAAGAGAAACTGTCTTTGATAATAAGAAAGATTTCGATCTCTTTATTAAAGTAGCGGTATCTTCAGCTAGAGGTCTATCGGACATTACACCATCTACAGACGTTAAACGTTTTGCACCAACTTCAGTCTCTATGTTATATAACTTAACACTTGTTAAGACTAATAAAACAACAGGCGAGGTTATAGAGATACCAGTAGAGATTAAGAAGGGTAGAAAAGTAGGTAGCTTTACAACTGAGTTCCTATTACATGTTCAGAAAGTTGAATATAGTATAGACAATGATGATAACCTAGTTATTCCTCTAGAGGGTTGGGATATGAATAAACCTATCATATTTATCCCAGACGTTGAATTTTCTTATATCAACTTCTCTAAATCTATTTCTAAACTTTTCGGTGCTGCTATTAATGGTGGTAAACGTAAAGTAGAATCAGATTCTGAAGATGATGATATTTATAGTATTAATACTCAAGATGGTTTCTTACATCGTCTATTCACAGAGGTTAATAGTAAACTCTCTGTTAACATAGCTCTCTTCGAAGTTATAGTAGCAGCATTCTCTGTTAATAACTATGAAGCAGGAGATTTCTCGGTAGCACATGGTTCATCATCAGCATCTACTAGAAATATCAAAACTATTTTAACGAATGGTTCTATGGGTGGTGCTTATGCATATCAAGATCATATGGATACTATGATGAATCCAATGGCATTCGATACTACACAACCTATTAACCATATTATGGACGTCTATTTAGCTCCTGCTGAAGCACTAGCAGATTATAATAGCCATCCTATAAAACAATAAGTGTCTATTAGGGTAGAAACTAACTACCCTAATTATTTTTTAGTTAGTAACTTGAAAGGAGAGTTATGAAGAGATTAAAGTTAGAGATTAATGTATCACATTTCGTCGTAACTCTTTACGACAAGTCGCTTCGCTATATAACAGACGAATTTATAAGCCCATACTGGTCTTACAAGTTTGAATTTAATAAAAGAATCCGTAGAGCCATTAGAGTTAAAGATAAACCATTTTTTGTTAACTATACTGATGAAAACGGTTACGATGTCTATAGAATACATAAATCGTTATTAAGAGCATATGTCGGATATATAGGTGCGAATGGTAGGGTAAGCTCAGATGTTATCGAGCTGGTTAATAATAGTAAAGAAAAACATGGGGAGTTTGCAAATATAGAGTTTGACCATAAGAAGTTTACCCTTAGAGATTACCAGGAAAGAATATCGAAGTTGGTGCTCGAAAATCCTGAACATTTCAGTATGATAAACCTAGTCATGGGTGCTGGTAAATCGCTATTAGCAAGCTATATTTTTTCCGAAATAAAAACCAAAATGGCAATCGTCGTTCTAAGTAAATATTTAGAAAAATGGGAAGAAGACGTTTTAAAATATTTTCCTAATATGAAAGATAGATACATAATTATACAAGGTGGTGATGCTCTTAGAGACTTAATGGTAAACGCCGAAGAGTATAAGAAGAAATACGACATATTCATTTTTAGTATCCGAACACTTATGAACTATATAAATGTTTATGATAATCGTAAGGGAGACGTATTCCTTCTTAAAGAGTATCCAGTTGCGCCAGAAAATCTTATGCAACATTTAGGTATAGGAGGTTTTCTTAATGATGAGTCGCATCAAGAACCAGGTAGTGTATCTAAGATTCTTTTATACTTCCAATGCGATTTCTATTTATTATTAACAGCAACATTTAGTAGTAATGATCCACACACTGTTAAAATGTATAAAATGTTAGTCCCAGAAAGATTAAGATTCGATATGAATACTGGAAGTGGGGCACATATAAAAGTTAATAATGTTAGATATTACATAGAGAAAGCACCTAAGTTAAAACACCAGACTAACCAAGGTTATAGTCAAGTGCTTTTTGAGCAGTCTATTTTATCTAGGCCATATTTATTAGCACAGTTTGATAAGATGGTTCTTAAATATGTCGAACGAGACTATATAGAAAAACGTAAACCAGGTTATAAATGTTTAGTGTATGCAGCTACTGTTGACATGTGTAAACATCTTATGACAGTTTTACGAAAAGAATATCCGAAGTTGACCGTGAACACATATGTTCAAGAAGATGATTATCAAAACCTAATGGCCTCTGATATCACGGCATCAACGCCAGGTAGTTCAGGAGTGGGAGTTGACATCCCACAACTTTCCACAATCATACAGACGATCTCTATGGGATCATTACAGGCCAATAGGCAGATGATGGGTAGACTTAGAAAGATAGATGGGGTAGATACTACGTATACAGCTCTATATTGTGGTAATCTACGAAAGCATAAAGATCTTTATAAACAAAGAGAATCTTGTACAAAAGATATTGCTAAGGAATGGCATTACGAAACATATAGACCTAATGCCTGGGAAACAGAACTTAAGTTGCGTTAGGTAGAGATATATCTCTACCTAACGTTTTTTATTTTTAAACTATATAAGGAGTTAATATGGAAGATTACCATATAATAGGAATATTTATACTTTTCATAGCCATTGTCATTACTGGGCTTTTTATTTATTCCGATAAAATTATGAATAGGATCCCACCTCATATTCCTGGAATAGGTGGTAAAATGGGTAGTTCATTAACACTAAAAGATTTTGAATCGTTTTGCACAGATGTTGTAAATGGTGATTATATATTTTTCTACGATCCTAAGGTTTTTAAAGAGCATCGTAAGATACCAGATAGGCGTAAAGATCTTTTACATTATAATGGTACATTTTATCCGATGTGGGATAATAAAACTAAGAATAATCATAACTTTATAGCTTTAAGAGTCTATGATGAATATGACAGTATTATTAATTACCCACCAGGTTCGTTAAAACGATTAGATAATCTTTTAAGACCATTTGATCTTATGGTTACTATACAACAATATACTGATAACACCGGATCCGATACTTATAAGGATAAATTATTACCAGTTTATTTAGTAACGTATAACTCAAATTATGAGATACTGGCTTATAATACTGATAAGAAAGTTATCTATATATTACAACATCAAGACCTTAAAGAGTTCTTAAGTGCTAGTGTAATAAATAATTTACGTAACTTATTTTATATTGGTTTAGATACTTATAATGTCGAATATAAAAAGTTTCCGGAGACTTTACCATGGACTTTTAATTGGGAAGGTGTAAGAGCGCCAAATGACATCGTTTGTACATTGCCATCTAAAAGAACAAGTAAAGAAGTTGACGCCTTTACTGTTCCAGAACAATTTATTAAGAAGTTACATAGTTATCCTAATAGAAGTAAAATAGAGTTTTAAAAATAACAGAAAGGGTTAATATGGAAAAAGAAGTATTACCGAACTTAGAGACAGTAGACAGAAAAACTAAGAGTGAACGATTAGGTCGTTCTGATTCGCGGGGTAGCGATAAGAGTGAGCATAAGCTTTATAGTAAATCAGTATCTTATCAAGAACATACTATTTATTTTACAGAGCTAGAGGATCATCCAGATCTTTCTAAGCTGTTAAATAACTTAAGAGACGCTGGAGTTGATGATACATTAACTATAAGAATAGATTCACCCGGTGGGTATGTATCAGAGCTCTATAAGATTAAATCTGTTATACAAGAGAAGTTCTATGGTAGGACTACAACTATCTTAGATCCTTCAGCATCTTCAGCAGCTGCTATTCTCTTTACATTTGGAGATAAGAGAATAGCATATGAACATAGCTGGGTCATGTTTCACGACTGGTCTGGAGGAGCTTTTGGCAAAGCATCTGATGTTGTAAATAGAATCAAGTTCTATAAGCAACTATATGATAATATAGCTAGATCAGAACTTCAGAATTTTCTTACTAAAGATGAACTAACAGATATGCTTAATGGTAAAGAGTTTTGGTTCGATATTAAGAAAATATGTAAAAGAGGGCTAGCTACGCATGTAAGATATAATGGAAAAGAAGTAACAGCTTCTGAGTATCTTAAAAGCCTAAAGAAATAAGATGACTAGAGTAGAACCAAATATAGGTTCTACTCTAGTATTACTTTTTTTTTAATTTATATAAATAAAATAAAGACATGCATTAGGAACTCCTAATGCATGTCTATTAAACTATAAGGTTAAAAAGATTTGAAAAAGTTCATCAGTTGAAATAGTGTAGATCTATTTCATTTATAAATAGCCTTAGATAAATAAAAACACTACTGATAGATATTACATCTATCAGTAGTGACCTGTGAATAGTATAGAATGTTTAATCACAACGATTTATATCAGAGTGAAAAAATTTCAATTATATATTATAAATATAGAGAGACTAGACGAAAGTTAATCTCTCTATATAGGACTAGCCTATATAGACAATGAACACTATCTATATTAGTATGTACGCCCAATACATGCAGAAAGGAAGCCCTATGGTAACAGAAATGTTGCGGATGCTAAACAGTGGTCATTTTGACCAAGCATTTATAACAAGTCTACGTCCGGTTGAGTATCCGCAAGTAAAAGCGGATTCTTATAAAAAGAAAACTCAAACGGATGTTAAACCAGTAGTCTATAAAGACTCTAGAGGTAGAGTTATAGATTACGACCCAGATTCACTTTGGGCATAAATAAAGTATCCTAGGAATAAAATCCTAGGATACCAACTTGTTGTCAAAGTGAAAAAATTACAGTTATATATTATAAATATAGAAAGAGTATATTAATACTTCTTTCTAGATAGAGGAATAGAAATAAAACTCAAGGTTTAATAATGATTACAACATTAATAACCTTAATTATCTTTATTCTGATTAAAAGATTGGCGGTATATATTATTGTTCACTATACACCTATTAAGAATCGTAAATTAATAAACTTCTTAATAGATATGATCGTAACTATATTATAATAAAAATAATATAGATACATATCCGGATATCTTTGTAATTATGTTAATCTATTCCTCTATCACCTTAAACCGATAAACAAAATTTAATAAATCAAAAGGAGACGTTATGAAAGTAACATCTATAAACTATTTCAATCAGGTTCTAGACCAAGTTGCCTTAGAGGCTTACAAACAAACTGCAGAATATGCAGAAGGCGTCGAAAGATGTCAGGGTGATTGGGCGTTTGCCCAATATCAAGATGAAGTAGAAGCAGAGTTTACTATTACTGTTCCTACATCAGAGGGCGATGCTGATATAGCCATAGATTATGTTATTACAAGTGAATACGGAATCACTGGTTATATTAGAGTTAACGGTACTGGTATACCGGTCGTTCGCTTCAAATTCGAGGGTGCAAAACTCGGTGCTGCTGACCGAGAGTTAACATCAGCAGAGAGAGGGCTATTAGAGCACGTTGTTGGTGAATTCAAACTCACTGACATAGAGCTCTAAGCTCTCTTTATCAAAACTAAAAAGGAAACAAAATGTTTAGAGAAATAAGTAGACCAGAAGGCCAAGAAGGCGGGTTGCATATGCAACCTAAACCACAAATACTAGAAAACGTAAATGTTGATAAAGGCATTAACATAGATGCCCCTCTAGTAAGTAAACCAGAAGAAAGTTCTGTTCTGGACGATATCTTCGAGAGCATTCTATATGGGCTTATAGACTGCGCCGATGGTATGACACGTGAAGCATTAGAAGAACAACGCAAAAACAATCAAGTCGCTTCTAACGAAGCTAACCAACAAAAATAAATAACAATTTAAGTAGGAGAACACAATGAAAAAGGTATTGTTAGCTACAGCAGTAGCAGGAATTTTAACAGCAAGTTTCGGATTTGAGGACGTAAAAACATTCGCGGATAGTTATCTAAAAGCATCAGATGATTATGGAGTTATCATAGGCGATCTTAAGGATACTTACGGCAGAGTTGTAGGCGAAGGTCGATGCGAAAATGGTAAATATATTGCCAAACTACGAGTTGGTAATAGTAACGTTAAATATGCTACTACTTACGAGCATACTGTAACTGGGAATAAATATCTTGATTATGATTGCAAAATAGTTAACGAAGGAGAAAAGAAAGGGTATACACAAATGAAGGGTGAGTGGCGAGTTGAACAAGTTTATCATAATGGATGCTATATTAAAAGATATAGATACTTTCATCCAGATGGTAGAAATACTGCTGCGCAAGAAAGGAAATGCTTCACACAGGCTTCTCCACTAAACCCATTCAACGAGCTTCCAAAATTCAGCGTAAGTAAAATTGAATATAATCCAGATACTGAGAAAGAATTTATGGCACTTAGAGATAAGTGGAATAAAGAAAATTCAGATTTCGATTATCTTTGGCTAGATCTTGAAGAGGGCGATACGCCTAGACCAACAGCATCTGAATATCAACAGATTATTAGTGGAGCTACTGCAGCAGGAACTATTATAGATAGTGATTTTAATATCTATGCCGATTTAGATACTGACAATTTTGGCGGGACCATCATGGGCATGCCAAAGGGTAACCCAGTGTGGAGAAAAATCAATGGTAGCGATTTAGCTACGGCTATTGAAATAGATAAATACCCTGTGCAAAACCCTTATCGTTTTAAGGTATCATATAGATACGTTTGCTCAGATGCAAATAGTGGAAAGGGCGATACTAAAATGTTTGGTTATGGCGCAAAGGTTGTGCTCGATACCAAAACAGGTGGCGAGGCTGTAACACAGCTACGTCTAATACTAAACGCAAACCGCGATTTTGGTTGCGATGCATCTATGCAAAATGCAGAGTTGACACCAGCCGAATACAGAATTTTAACTGCTGCAGGTAGACAGTTGTTAAAACCAGTATACGTAAAGAAATAAAAAAATATACACAGAGAGTAAGAGATATCTCTTACTCTCTGTGTTTTAAATTACCTATAAGAATATTATAGATTAATGTTGTTATAGGTAATTAATATTACCTAATATCTTAAGGTAGTAACTATCGAGAGGGTGAACTCCCGATAGCATCTCCTGGAAAGGAGGTTACTATGTCAGTTTATGATCTAGGATTAGAATCCGGATTAATAACCGATCGAGTCGATACCCTTGTATCAACTATAAAAGATCGGTTAGAAAAATATCCATATTCTCATCAGAACATTAAGAATATAGTAGATAAAATATCTACTAATATCAAGTCGCTGGATAAGTATCCAGCTAAACTAGAAGCGTATAAGCTTCAAGTTTATGACTATTTAAATAGTCTAGACTACAAGTTAAGAAGACTAGTCGCATAAAACTAGCCACCGGAGTTTAGCTCCGGTGTAATAATTCTCGAAAGGAATATTAAAGATAATATTGCTTTAGATAATTAAACCAAAAATAAACCAAAAAAGGAGTACCCATGGTACGCACAAATAAAAGTAGAAAAGAAATAATGGTGGAGACCATTGAGTCTCTTAAACAAGAGTTTAAAGTTATTGATATCGATAGTAATAACCTTCTAAGTCGTGACAATAGAGATCTTATGGATTTGATCGTCTTTCATCATGATTTGGAAACATTAATTAAGGATATCGATGCACTAACTCTGAATCAAGGTCTGTTAGACGAGACAAGATTTAATATTATTAAATCTGTTACTCCCGAAATCTTAAGCGGGATAAAAGATTTGTACATTCGTACAAAATCTAAAACCAGACCTGAGATTTTTGCGGCGATGTTCGTCCAGTTACTCCAACAAGGTACAGATTTTAAATCCCTAAAAAGAGTTATGGAGAGAACCATAGCCATTGAAGGCATGGACGAGGCTGAGGCTACAGCTACAGTTGAAGAAATGGAAGCTGAGAGATTTGAAGGTGTAACTCCAGAAGTTACTATAAATTTAAATACAACCACAGAAGAGGAGAACAACATGGAAAATGTTAATAATACAGTAGACAATGAAATCGAAGAAAGTCTTCGTAATGTAGCAGAAGAAATGACCGAAGCATTTCAATCTGGCTACGAGTCCGCAAAAGAAGAGATCGACGAGGCTATTAACAAGTTTACAGATAACTTAAAACAGCTTGAAGAAGAAGCTGAAAAGAAACAAGAAGAGAAATCTTCTATTGTTTCTAAACTTCTAATAGGCGCCGCAATTGGTACTATTGTAGGTGTAGGCATTTGGGCTTACAGGAAATATTTTTCAGAGGAGGAATAAAATCTCCCTGACCATAAAGGAGATGTTATGGAAGATAGAGCATTAGAAAGAGCTAAAAAGCTTCTTGGATATGCAATTATAGGTGTTATAGCATTTGTTGTTATAACTGGAACTAGAATAAAAAGAATTTGATAAAAGGATCCAAAATGGAAAATAACAATGGTAAATTTAGAATCACTTTAACCGGATGGAAAGCTTATGTAGCTGCTGGCGTAGCTGGTGCGATTGTAAGCCTTGCAATAGTTGGGGCATGCGTCATCGGTGGTAAAGCCGTGGAAAGTTTTGAATAAGAGGGTTAATTACCCTCTAAATTATTTAAGGAGAACATAATGCAAAGAGCAGCCTGTATAATAAGGTATGCGATCATAGCAGCTGGTGCCTTAGCGTGGGCTGTTATTATGTATACAGTATTGTTTTTCAATAAGTAAGATTAATGTTGGGAGACATTATGATCTCCCTTTTTATTTTTAAATTAAAAAGGAAAAAATATGGAAAATGTGAATACAGAAAATGCAAGTAAAGAACCTAAAGAAAGTAAAGAACTTAGTAAATTAGCGATTGGCGGTTTTATATGTTTAGGTGCTGCAGTAGCAGCAGCCGCAGTGTGGGGTATTAAATGGGTAGCAGGCTATGCCGAGCTATCTAGTATAGAATTAATAGAGGATTAGTTATGTTAAAAGAAATGAAAGCAGGAGAACAATACCTAGCTATTGATAAAATAGAGCCGGGTCTTGTTTATAAACTTGAGACGCACGAAGGGAAATGTCTTTTTATTCAATTCCTGGATAATAAGGAAGCGGTGGATATTTTGACTGCTGAGAAATGCGACCATATATATCCATCATTCGAGGAGGGCTATAATACTAATTTCAGCATTATAACCCCGTTTAGTAAGAGAAGAACTATTGTGACATTACCAGATAATGGTTATGTTCCAGTAGTAAATCTTACTACTGGTGAGGTTAAGGTCATTCCTGGCGCAGAGTATAACTCTGCTATTAGAGAAGTTGCAGAAACAGGATACCCTCTAATTATTGCGGAGCTAAATCATTACGAATTGATTTCTTATGGTAAAAAGTTAGGTAACTTAGTTATGTTATCATTACCATTAAAAAATCAGGATGATTCTTTAGCATTGGTGTGGAAACCAGTGTATAAAGATGAGATCAATGGGGAGATTAAATTTCTTAAGACTCCGGAGGAGATTAAGAAAGCTTATGATCTTAAACGGGTAGAGGGTGATATCGACTTAGAATGGTATTACTATAACTGGAATACCATTTCAGAAGATGAGCAAAAAGAGGTGTTAGCTTGGGTCTCTGTCAACGACTGGGGCTTCAAACTGGCAAATAAAATAAACAGACTAGTATAGGGATTTCTCCCTATACTAGTCTATATCATATTTTTTTCTAATGTTTCTAATGTCGGATAATTACACATATCGGACATATATGTAACCTGATTAACTTTACCAAAAAGTATGTTAATATTAGAAAGTTTAGATACGTCTGGATGAACACCTTCAACATCTAGCAATTCTCTAGCCGTTGTATCTTTAGATACATTAGCTGCCAGAATGTCAGAAGGATAGCTACTTACGCAATCAGCATCAAAAACATAACGTTTAATCATCTCGTCACTAAGTACTTCATCAGTAACATCTAAGTAACAAGTTTTTGCTGGATGAATTTGGTCAATGTCTAGCATTACTCATTTGTCTTATATCACTATAAGGATCGGACTATATCTTTATTCTATCATTATAGAATATTCCCCATTTCCCTCTCGGTATGCTATAGTATTCTGGCTATAGTCTTACTAGTCTCTGAACGTTCTTAGTTATTACTAAGCTTCGCTGCTGATTGGCTTAACTATAAGCTTTCCAGCAATTAAAGGAATTTTACTTGGACAGTAATATAAATTCTTTATCCAATTATCTAAGCCTAAAAGGTCTTCATCTTCTTCGATCATTGGTTGTTTACATCCCATGACTTGGCCATGTTCTAAATCGAAATAAAACATATTAGTTACAATCTTTTTAGGGCCACTATTAAATATAGCAAAATCTGCCATACCGCTTAATGCCCTTATCTTAATCTTAAGATCTTGTATTTCATTATCTAACAATATCATAGCCATGGTATCCCATTGGTTATATATTACATATTCTAATGGTTTATTACTTACCATATATTGGTGCCAGTCTACACCTACTAAATCTTTAGTGTTAGGATCGTCAAAATGTAGTTTCTTAAACTTTTCCCCTAAGTTTGCTTCTATAATGGCGTTAAGAGAATAACCGCCAGGGTTTTGTTTCTGCCCTGATCTTACAAAGTTATAAGCTTGCATAGCATCTATAAGAAAGAAACTTGCTGGTGCTTGTACTGTTATCCATTGTTCGTGTGGCGCAATAGGTTTAACTTTACCAGAAGCAGTTACTTTTTGGAATACACCTTTATTATATTTATAATATCTATATTCCGGTTTAATCCTAGGATCAGATACTAAATCTTTCATATCACCACCTAGACTGGTATATCTCGCTTCTATGGTTGGGATATCAAATGCTATATTCCATATAGCTAAGAAGTCTGGTTGCCAGTCATGAACAGTTTTAAAAGCATGCTCTATAACTTCTTTTTCTGTTTTACATACATCGTATGTAAGCTGAACTTCTTTTGCTATTTTTTCATCTGGAAAATTAGCTCTTGCTAATCGTTCCAGCTTCTCTTCAACTCCATCTTTAAATGGTAAAAAGCTTTCTAATATTGTAGTATAGATTCGATCTTCTAAACAAACAGAAATTAGTATTATTTCATCTGTTAAGGTATTTGTCTCAATATCTAATGCACATACTATGTTAGGCGATGACATATTAGGATATTGTTTAATATATTTATACATTAATTCATCAGAGGCTTTAACATCAGTTCCGTATAGATAAGGAGAGTTAGCTAACATTCTCATTTGTGTACACCCTCTAAATTGGTCTCCCAGCCTAGATGCTGCAACTTTTGCTAATTCAGTTTGGGTTGCTTTATAATGATTTAATCTTCTAATATCCTCAGTCTCTTTCTTTTGTTTATGATCACGATAGTTTTCTTTAGTAATCCAAAAAGATCTCAAGTAGTTTTTAATTGGCCTTAGATTCCTAACCATAGTTCCATCGTTATAGTGCCAGACTTCTTTTACATAATGCATATCTGGTATATTAAATTGTTCATTACCCATAACATGTGTTACAAACTTACACTCTTTTCCTTTTAATCCTCCATGTATATCAGCATTGGGAGAATTCATCATTTCAGAGGTTCGATTAAGTTCCATTTTATTTTTCCTTTATGTTGTTTGTCTTACAATTTACCTTAGTCTTAGAATTAAATATCCCTGAAGTTAACCAATATATAATAAGGAGAATACCCTATGAGTAAACTTTATAAGATTTCAACAGAGGCTAAAAAAGTCGATGAAGCTATAGCTGCAAAGCATCTTGTACTTCCATTGTCTAAGATCATCGGAGTAATTAGAAATGAAGATGGCGAAGTTCTTGATGAAAAACAACCATTATTAAAAGATGGATTTTACTTTGTAAAATTTATTAAAGAAGAGAAGTCTGTTAATTATACAGCAGCATCTACAACATTTACTTTTAAATGTGACCTTAAAGAAAAGAAATTGCCTTATGAGCTTAAGACACACATTAGAGCAGTTGAAGAGACTCAGTTTGGAGAAAAGAATCTTGGTGCTATTATAGATTCTGATTTTATTTTTGCAGATAGCGATCTTGAATATTACATAGATTTTACAGATAAAGTAGTTTATGCAGTTGATAATCAAGATGTTGAAACAGAAGCAGAAGTTCTTGACGATGTTAATGTTCTATTAGAAGATCCAAGAACAGTTGCATACCATACAGAATATCCAACCGAAAAAGACGATTGGTCAGAAGCACTTGGCATAGAGAAACCAGAAGAGCCAGAAGAGCCGAAGGAAGAACCTAAACCAGAGGATCCAAAGAAAGAAGATCCGAAGCCAGAGGAACCAAAAGAAGAGCCTAAAGAAGAGGAACCTAAAGAAGATCCGAAACCTGAACCTAAGCCTGAGCCAAAACCAGAATTTAAGCCAGAGGTAAAGAAACCAGAAGTTAAAGAGCCTTCTGATGATAAATCTAAATCTTCTAAAAAACATAAAGTAATTGGTATAGTAGCAGCAGTTGTTGTACTAGCAGTTATTGTTGGTCTTGCTATATATCATATGTAATAAATTAATTTTAAACAACTTAAGAGTAGTAGAGCTAAATGTTAGCTCTACTACTCTATTTTTAAAATGCATATTTTTTACTACCACTAATATCTATACGTTTTAATCTGTTTTCACTATTAATCTTATCTAGCATATCTTGTAAGTTAAACGAAACTATGAAATCTTTATCTAATGTATTATATAATGCTTTCGTTTTAGCTATCAATTGTTGCGTTATATATGGATCTTCACAGCGTTTAATTCTATCTAAATAAACATCTATAGTATCTTTAGTTTGTTTTTGTTTAGCTTTCCTATATTCTTCTACAGGCCCACCATTCTCTTCGGTCATACTTAGCTTTACTCCAGCTAGTATTTTCTCTTTATCGATACCATAAAGTTCGTGATTTTTAGCCTGTGTAAGGAAGAAAATAGATAAAAGTGATGCTATACAGTTATGCACTAGTATATTGTTAGCAAAATACTCGTGAGTATCTTTTATAGTAAGATTATACACCAATTCCAAGCGCGGCTTTTTCTCGTTGGATTTTATATATTCTTCCTCCTTTTTTACCAGCCGCAACATGTTGTTTATGCTGGTCTTCTTTAGGGGTAGTTTCACGCCAGCGCTTAAGGCCTTGAGATTTTTTACCATTTTCTTCGTACAATTTTTTAGCCAAGTCGGGATGTTTATCTCTCCACTCTTGCAGATATTTCCCTTTATTTTGTTTTGTTCGTTCAATATTTTTAAGCTGTACTTCCTCTGCGAATGGGTGTCTTCGCATATGATCGGAGGCTGATAAGCACTCAAGGTTACTGATGTCGTTATTAAACGTATTTTCGTCTTTATGATGGATACAATATCCTTCTGGTATTTCACCAACTTCGTCCATATAGATTTGCCTATGTAGCGCAACTGGGATAGTTTTCCATTTATCATGTTTCCAGTAATAAACTCTATGCTGCCTTCTTGTCGTATTTGGGTTTCTAATATATCTTTGGCCTTTATAGATAATAATGTCCCGGATGATAAAGGGTCCAACTTTTTCGATTTCTCGTTGAAGTTCCATATGTAAACCTCACTTTCATCTGTTAAATCTTCAAAATTTACAATTCCATTTGGTGTTATAAAAGGATGGTTAGGTGTGCCAGTTAGTCCATACTTTGATATTACTTCTGCTTCTCTATGTATGGTTGCTAAGACAGGCTTATACCCATCTCTTGTTAATACCATATCTCCGACTTTTATATCTTTAATAGGAATATTACCTTTTGAAGTCAGGATAAGTGTGTCTCCTATAAAACATAAATCGTCATGACCATTAGCAGGGTGGTCTATACGACCATTTTTTACGATTAAAGACTCTAATTCTGTTACTAGATCTTCATCTCTTGTTAGATGTGCTGTATATTTCATAGTAAAGTTAAATACTGTACCGTATAGGTTATCACGACTATTCTTACCAATACCAGATGTTCTATAGCCAAACTCTCTTCTATACTTGTTATACCATTCATTTAGGTTCCAGCCTTTACTAATGCTTCCCCAAGCGGTCTCATAGTCTTGTCTAACATCTTTTTCGTCTACGATATAGTTAAATATCCTAGTAAATGGATTAATGCCTTTACTAATAAATATTTGTGCTATGGTATCTATAATCGCCACGCCTGTTGATTTCGCTTCAGGAACAAAAGTTACGTTAGGGTATTTAATCAAGAAGTTAGCTACAAAGTTACTTAATGTAAGTACGTTAGTTTCGTTAATTAATGCAGTGCAAAGAACTTCTCCAGTAACAACATCTCTACCACAGAATGTAGTATTGTCATTACCTATCATTTCAGAACTATCCATACCTAAAACCATCTGTCTACCATTAAGGCCATTGTTAACATCTTCTTCTGGTATATACCAGTTCATAACGTAACCTTCGGTACTTATATCTATGTAAGATTTACTAACTATAGATTCTCTTAGCTTAATAAGATTCTCTTTAGAGATAGGGGAAGCAGCAGTACCTTGTGACCACTTATTCAAGAAGTCGGCTTCTGCTCTATCACCAGTAGCATTTGCTTCTAATATTCTCTCTTTTAACCATTGGTCTGTTTTACCTAGTTGTCTATGGTTAAACTCTATCAGAATACTAAAGTTACCTCTACGAGTATTTTTTCTTACAGTACTCTCTAACTCTTCATGTGTTGGTAGATCTAAAAACTTCTCTGTCCATCTACAACAACTATCGTAGATAGATTTAGCATAAGCACCTTCTTCTGTATTAACATATCCAGGAGTTGTAGTATACGTGTTGTAATAATGTGATCCAGAGTTTTTAGCATTCTCACGAGCAGCACCAGTAGCAGCCAATGCTGTCTCTAGAGATTCTTTAATATGTGGAATGAACGCTAACTCGTCTACCTGTAATATAGCAACAGTAAGACCACGACCTACTTTCATAGCACCAGCTAATGTAGTTTGTCCAACAACAGTATCCAATCTATTTTGTAAAGCATTGATTGTTATATTCTCAGTGTTATTACTATCTGATTTATCTCTAGGGTTAATATACCAAGGTAGTAAATCGAAGATAGCTTTAAGTCTTTCAATATTCGATACCCTTAGTCCATTATCTTTAGTAAATAATACCATCTTAATATTGTTACCACCAGCTATTAGAATATAGACGTTACAACTATCTGCAACAACAGATTTACCAGTTTGACGTGGCATAATGATCATAGTTGTTAAATGGTTAAAACAACACCATAGATAAGCAATGTTAGCCCTATTAGCTATAAAGCTAACTCCATTAACAGTACCAGAAGCCGGGATCCTTATAATCTCCCTAAAGAAGTACCATGGGTTCTCGGCTATCTCTTGTCCGATAGCATTGATTTGGTCTTCTGTTAGATCATCGCTAAAAGGATCGACATCAGCGAGATCAGGATTATGTAAAGCTAATAAAAAAGCATGGTTCTGAATACCCATAGACTTATAGATTTGCGCTACTCTAAGAAAACTTTTATTCTTAGTAGTAACATGCACTATAGCCTGTGGGTAGTTAGACCAGTCACTACTTCTTAATATTCCACTCATGTTTATCCTTATAATGTCTTGTCACGAGAACATTATTCTCTTAGGAAATAGCTCATAATTGATTATTTAACTAAAAAGGATTTGAAATGTCAATGACAACAAAAGATATAGATAGATTAGCAGAAGTTTATAAATCGTATTCATTTTTAAGTAGAGTTATATTCTTATGCTATCCAGGATTAGTAAATGAAAATCTTATCTCTTATTTTAGAGATAATTTCTTAGCTATTACTAAAGCTAAGTATCGTCAAGAGTCTGATATTTTAACATTACGACCTTCTGATTTCCCAGAGCTTTATCTTAAAGATGACGAAGATAACGAATACATAATCAAAGACTATTTCAATACTTATGCTAAAGCTGTTGAAATGTCATTATTAGCTTCATCTGGTAAGATTAATATCGTAGAATGGGTACCTGGTCTACATGAGCGCATATATAAAGATAACTATAAAGATAATAAGATTATTCAAGTTCGTCCAGGTAAAGACCAAAAAGCTATGTACATGCGATACCTACTAGATACACATGAGTATAAAACTCTAAATATGGTTTCAGATACTTACGAAGAGTGGATACGCGATATGCAGCGTGAAGGTGAAATCAGATTACATCAGTTTCAAGAAGATTATGAAACCCTTACTATAAAAATTGGTGCTAAAGATGAAAAACAAAATCAAATACTTGGTTCTGAGTGATATACATTTAGGACACCCTAAGAACCATACTGAAAACATAATTAATAACCTTAATGATTTTTTCATTAAGTATACTAAAGAGCTAAATGATATAGATATTCTCTTTATAGCTGGAGACGTATTCGATAGATTGCTTTCTAGTAGATCTATAGAATATCGTCTTATTATGTCATGGCTATCTAATGTTCTTTTATGGTGTAGAGATAAAAATGTAATATTTAGAATACTATATGGAACACCTAGCCATGATAATGATCAAATAGCTAGTTTTACAGAGATCGCTAAGAAGTTAGCCCCTGATGCGGATTATAAATATGTTAATACACTTTCTATAGAGAAAATTGATAAATTAGGTATCTCGGTTCTCTATGTTCCAGATGAATGGAGACATGAAGCTACAGACACTTATAAAGAAGTTCTTAATCTTCTTAAAGAGAATCAATTAGCAGAAGTAGATATTGCTATTATGCATGGTTGCTTTAGGTTCCAAATGCCGATATTAGAAGGTATGAAATTTATACATAAAGAGTCTGACTATTTAGATATTGTAAAATATTATATCACCATTGGTCATATTCATACACCTAGTGCTTATGAACGTATATTAGCTCCTGGTAGTTTTGATCGTTTAGCACATGGCGAAGAAGAAAATAAAGGCGCTTTACTTTGTGATATCTATGCTGATGGTAAAATGGACTTTAAATTCTTAGAGAATACTAAAGCAATGGTCTTTAAAACATTAACATACTTAGATCAATCTGAGTCTGAAATAGTCCATAGGCTTAAGAAAGAACTTAAGAGACTTCCTAAAGGTTCTTATATACGAATAGAGATTAAGAATGATAATACATTGCTTAAAAACCTTAAAGAGTTTATAACAGCTTATCCAGATTACCATATTAAGTTTAAAACTGAAAATGAAGTTATTAAGAAGATTGATATTTTAGAGACAGTAGAGTCTAAAGCTTTTGAGATTAATATTAATAACATTAAAGAGCTTATGATGAAAGAACTGACTCTATCCCCACAAGAGATGGTTATATTTAACGAAGAGTTAGAATCTGCAATTACGAAGGGTTAATGATGGAAAACGAACAATTAAAAATTGTAATAGCCCAAACAGCATGCATTATACTTGGCATAGGCGCATTATTAATAATATCTAGTTTTATTAAAGCTCTTTTTATTATAGAGTCATATAGAACTATAATGTTATTAGCGTTTGTAGTTACTACAGCATTAGTAATATTTGCGTATATTACTTTATTAGCTGTTAAATTTATATGCGAAAATATAGAAGATACTACTAGAAGATGAAAATCTTCTAGTAGTATCTATAAATATTATTTTTAACTGGTATATACTTAATGAAAGCTAAATATATATTATTTAAATAGAATACACACATAAGGAGAACACAATGGAACAACCAAAATTTTATATTAATGGTTACAGGGTGGACAAAGGTCCTATATTAACCGCACCTATAACAACAGAATTAGCATTAGAAGCTATTGAGTTGCAAAAAGCACATGAAGATCAAGATGTTATAGCTAAACTACGAACAGGTGGCTTTATTTGGAATATACTTATCGAAAATATTACTACAACTCCTATTGAAGACCTTAGTAATGTAACAGAAGAAGCTCATGTACTTGAGGTATTTCTAGGTGATAGAAAGAAAGATATTCTAGATTGGAGTAGTCTAATAGAAGAAGAACGAAAAGCTCAAGAGCGAAAAGATAAACTAAGAGCTGATTGGGATGCAATAGAAATACAAGCAGATCCTATTGCGCTTATTAGGGGGTATTTTGGTAGTCCCAGTTTAACTGCAACATATGGTTATCTTACGAGCTGCAGACTATTTAAAAGATATAATCTCTCATCAGTCGCGGATTTTAAAATAGGGCTTAATGGTGCAAATGTAGATGTTGAATTTGGATTAAACAGAAAGTTAAATACATCTATCGATAAACTCTATGACGTACTTGAAAGTTGGTCAGCGTATGAAAACTTTTTGTATAATCTCTCAAGGACAAACGATAGTTTAGTAAATGACATTGGTGCAAGAATATTCGCTACTTATGGCATAAAAGATAATACCATTTATGGTAAAGTTGAAGACACTAAATACGGACCTCAATGCGGTTTTGAATGGCGTACTTTCATTAAGTATGGAGTTAAAATAGAGTTAGCTATTTGCTCTAGGTATATAGACAATCCTAGAATTGAAAACACCATCTCTTCTATTGCGTATGAAGTTAACCCTAATATAAGACCATTAGTAGAAGTCCTAAAATAAATATACAGATAGACTAGAATAACTCTAGTCTATCTGTACTCTTCTTTTTATTTAACTAAATATGATAGTTTTTCTAAAATAGCTTTATGTATTTTAACACTAGCATCTAGTATTCTAATAATAGCAGCTACATTAGTTACTATAGCTGCAGATTCTTGTAATACTGGCCCTAGTTCATTTGCTCTTACTTTACTAATATTAAGTTGATTTTTCTGTGCTTGACTTAAAAGTTCTTTAGCGTTATTTCCTATTTTATTAGCATAGTTAAATACTTCTTGTACTTTTTCAAGATCTTTAGCAAATAAAAGATCCTTTAAAGTATTATGTATCGTTTCTACAGATTGCATATTAGGAATAACATCTTCAAATTCTCTACTATCAGCAACTTGTTTACCATTAATAATATCAGTTAGATAATTAGTAGTATCTTTACTATATTTCTTTAGATTATCAACTAGTTCTTTATTAGGTATAATCGAAGTTCTATAATCTTCATCACCTAGTAACTTACTAATAAAAGTATCGGTTTGATCTAGTAATGGCAATGCTTTATTTTGTACTTCATCAACTTGTAACTTAAGTCCAGTTACTAAAGAATAAAGATCTGGTTTTACACCTGGTATCCAAGGGATTAAAATAGAGCGTAAGCTATTATAAATTTTATCTTCAGATTTAACAGTTTGATTTACTGTTTTATCAAACTTTGAAAATTCTTTATATAAAGCAGCCGTCTCTTTAGATATTTCTTTAGTATCATTTTTACTATTGATACCAAATATTCCACTAATAGCTTCTATCTTCTTTTTAAAGAAAGAAGTTACTGACATAATAAAACTACCGAAGCCTTCTTGATTAGCAGTTAGCTGGTCTATAGCATAGGTCATATCCGGTAATAACTCTTTAGAAATCTTATAATTTTTATAAATGCTCTTCATCAGAGGCTCCTTATTAATATAGTCGTATGTTCAAGCAACAAAAACGCTGTATATCTAATTTAGCTTTTAAACGTGTCAAAGTCATTTTTTTACAGTTATATATTATAAAAGTAGAGAGAATAATCAAAAGGTTATTCTCTCTACTAAATTTAATATTAAAAAGATAATAAAGGATATAAAATGGAAAGTTTTGACATATTGTTTTCAGATTGCATTAAAGGATTAGCAACAGCTAATCCAGCAAGAAGAATGGAAGTTAAAGTTGCGTTAATTTGTATTAACGCTAATCTACATAGTTTGGCAAGAACACCTCGCGCTCTTGCAGCTTATAAAAACTCCGCGATAGCAGAGTTACAAAGTCTATATTTAAAACTAAATTAATAGGAGTTAAAAATGAAAACTACTAAAGTAACAAATGTTAAAAGTGATAATATCGATATTATCACAACCTTTGTATGTATTATAGTATTCGCAGTAATATGCGGATACTATGCGTTGACTAGCAATGCAGCTAGTCTAAAAACAGATCCTAATGATGCATCAGTAGAGAATGCAATTAGAACATCGTTAATTCTGCTCGATGAGAAGAAGTAATATTTTAGGAAACTAAAAAAGTAAGTCGGAAGAGTTCGTGCTCTTCCGACTTATTATATTAGTACCACATCTTGAAAGCATGTATCGGGAAATAAAATATTTCTCATAAAGATACATGTTTGCTCAAAAACTGGGTCTTATCTTAAGGGTATAATATTATACTCTTAATATAGGACTAGCCTATATACAAATTTTTGGATAAAAGATTAAGACAGAGTTAAGAGCATCAACTCTTAACTCTGTCTATCATAATACTCCAGAAAGGAGTTGTTATGGATTCACCATTTAGTAATCCTGATCTTCGTACAGTTTACGAAGAGACGATGTCTAGCATCAAGCAAAGGTTGCCTAGACATCCTGGGTCTAATGCTGAATTGTTTAATCGAATCAACAATATATTTACTAATGTAAATAAACTAGTTGATAATCCGATTAAACAGATTCAATATATAGAAGATAATCTTTATTATCTTACTAGATTGAATTACCAGTTAAAACGACTAGTGCTATGATAGCACTACTGGAGATAAGATCTCCAGTAGGCTAACGTAAGAGTATTTAGATACTTTTATGTTAGTCTTAGAATTGAGGTGCTACTATGTAGCTTATCATACGGCCTAATCATGCCGCAACCTAAACTTTATAAGGAGGATAAAATGATTACACTAAACATTAACCCAACAAGAGATCAACTACTTAGCGTTATCTCAAGCTCAAATGGTCTAATAGACCTTGACACAGCTGCTGTGAAAAGCGGTCATTGCGAAAATATAAAATATATGTCTTTAGATTGCTATCTAAAGACTAAAACAGCTGGTAAAGAATACACAATTACCAACCATAAAAAGATTAAAGGATGCGAATTACGCATCGGTGTTATTTGGTATAATGGTGCACAAATGGCGGGCCGGGTCCAAACAATATCATGGGATAAAGATGGTCTAGCCTTACTAGACGTAGAAGCAGATATTATTTATGTTATAAATCCAGATGATGAAATTTGGTTCGTAAATGAGTTTGCTAAGTCAAGAGGTATCAGACTTTATAATATTGGTATCCAGCCGAGAGGTTTAGATAGCTATGTAATCATAGCAGATGCTGATGAAAATCAGCAGATTGAGAAATACCTTTAATAAGGAGGTGCGCTATGAATGTAAAAGAGAGAATATTGAAAGGAAGTGTAAATAAGCTAATGGAGTTTATTTACACCGATCCAAATAAGGTAGCGGCAGATAGCCGCACCCCTAACTATTTACGTATAGCAAGCCTCGTACTTGAAGACGGACCGTATGGGTATGCTATCGATAACTACATTCTCGGGGAAATACGGATGACACTAATCAATAGCGAGACTATTGATATAGAACATATTAACAAAATGGCAGTAGAGTTTTGTAAACAGCTAAGGCTATATTATATTAATAACCTTAACAATATCCTAAAAAAGTATAACCCATCATTTGGGGGTTATTCGGTAGCGAAAGGATATACGAATTTGATTAAGGCTATTAGGCCAAGGGCTAGCTCTGAGATATTGTCATTTTTTGGAGCAACTGGTCTTAAAGGTGAGATCGTAGATCTTTTTAACAGAAAGATAAACTATGATATCGCTTTTGAGTATTTAGATAATAAATTAGCTAAAGTAGATTTGGCTATAAGATAAAAGGATTTAAAATGGTTAATAATTTCGTACAGGGGTTATGGGATACAACTCCTGTTTTTTGGGTATTCCTATGGGTATTAATATTTCAAATTATATTTATACCTATCTATAGGATCTTTCTACGTAAATGTAGAAAAGCAAATCTTGAAAAGGCCGTAAAGATTGGCAAGTATGAAGAAATTTGTGCTTGCGATGAGTGCGAGAATAAGGCTGCTACTATAGCAGTTCTAATCACATTCACTATGTGGCTTCTTAGTCACTACTGTTAAAATACCATAGAGAGAACCTTTATAGTTCTCTCTATGGTAAATTTTATCTATTTATTTTTTTAAAATATTGAATCAATATTCTAGCCACTGCTAAGTCATAAGCAGTTGCTGTCTGAATTATAGAGACATAATCTGTAAATAATGATTTAAATAGTCTAGTTAGTGTGTTTTTAAACATCTTTAGATCCGCTTCACTAGGATAATTATCCTTACTAGTTTTTGCTATTCCATCGGCAGCTACTCGTAACCTCTCCATAAATGGTTTAAAATATGATAGACACTCTTTGTCTATTGTTAGCTCGTGTATTACAGAAGGTATATTAAAATCTATTTTATCTTCTTTAAATACATTATTTAGTTCTTCAGAATCGAATCTTATATCATTATCCGTAACATACATAATATATTTAACATATATTGATTTATAATAGGGTTTAACATTGACTATTATCTGGTCTGATAGATATGATTTGCCTCTAAGGCCTTTAACAACAGCTGGGTTAATAAATTTCGATATATCACTATTTTTAAAATTAAGCCCATTAGCAACACTAGTTACTTTACCAGCATTAAAGTTTCTGAAAAAGCCTTCTATCTCATTCGCTAATTTATCCATAGCTTTAAAATATGATAATTTGCCACCTTGATTAAATAGATTACTAATAGCTGTGAATCTATCTAAGTAAGCTGTACGGAAATCATATTCTAACGCAGGTATATCATTACTACCCATTTTAAAAGATTTATGTTCTTCTAAAGCTTTTATTGCTTTATTTATGTTATTAATTTTACTAGGGAGTAATGAACCTAATTGATTAATTAGTTTCTTAATAGCGGCTACTATTTTTTCCCATATAGAACGAATAACTTCTCCTATACTAGACATAACTTCTTTAAGACCTTCAAGGTTCATATAGTAAGCTTCTGTATTACCTAGACTTTCTTTATTAAGAGAATTTGTTAAGGTTAATCCAGTTACCCTTAATACTTCTCTTAGTTTTTCTTGTACAGCAACTTGCTCTTCGATTGGTACTTCTTTAAGACCATCATCTTTTATAGCATCTACTCTCTCAGCTAGAAAAGCTTCTACGTCATCTGTTACCTCATTTGCTTCGGCAATATCGTCCATATCGCTTTCTATTTCTGTTATAGTATCATTAACTTCAGAAGGATCTACCAATTCTGGTTCACCTTCTTCACAATTGCACCCTTCTATCTTAGGTACAAACATCTCATCATTAAGATTAAGTTTATTAACCAATTTATGTAAACTCATGATTTCTCCTTAATCTATAGCTTCAGCTTTTTCTATAGCTGCATCAAGACCAGCTAGTTTATCTTCGTAATATTCAATTTGACCTTGAAGTTTAGGATCTGGTTCTCCACCAGCGGCTTCTGTTTTAAGTTCTAGTAATCTTAACTCTACAGCATTTCTAATATTCTTTAGAACTTCTAAACGTTTAAACTCTAGGTCTACAATGAACTTCCTAATATAAAGTATTGGGTTACCGATAAAACCATTAACCTCTGGTTTATTTAACTCAGCAACTACTGAAGCCTCAGGTGCACCTGAGTTAACACCATCGAACACACCTTCAGATGGCATATTACTTATTTCGTCTAGAGCTTTCTTAATAGAAGGTTTATTTAAAACCTTAACTTTAAGATCTGGTAAACTTTTTAGTGTTTTCAATACTTGCTTTTGTGGTAGTACAGAATTCTTTTCATCTCTTATTAAAAGGTAAAGAAGTTTCATCATTACCATAATATTGATTTTACTATCTTCTACTAGTCTATACATGCTATATTGTTTAAATGTCATTGTCTTAGCATTAATAGAGTTATTTAAAATGGCTTTAATAGAGTTCTCCATTTTATCTATATTTTTAAGTATATCATTTGCATAGTATTCAAAATCTTTAAGTAAAGATTCAATACTTTGGCATTTTAGACCATCTTTAACTAATCTATAAAAATTGGTTTTCTCCATATTCTTAAGGATTGGTTTATTATCTAATAATAATTCTACAGATGGTAGAAAATCTTCCTTTATATCTTCTTCTATACTATCTAATACCTCTAGTGTAGTAGTTTGTATTTTTGCAAATTTATTACCTGGGAACAGACTTATTACACTATTGTAAATTTCTTGTAAACTTAACATATTTACTCCTGATTAAAATGTAGGTGTTTTATTACTAAAGAGATATTTCATCATCTCTAACATTGCGTTGTTATCTTTATTACCAGATTTCATAAGTTTATTATAACCAACATCTATACTATTTTGTAAATCTGAAATATAAATTCTACATCTCTCATTATCTTCATCTAGGATAGATAGGTTATGCGCATTCATAAGGTTTAGATAATCTTGTTTACCATTAAAGCTTGTAATATTTTTCTTAAAAGCTTTTGAAATATATTCAGCATCTAGTTCTGATAAAATAACTGTGTTATAAGAAGCTTCAGCTCCAGCAACACCAGCTAGTTTTTGTCTAACCCATGCAGATGTTTTTTGTTCTGCTAATGAACCTAATAATGCGCCTGCTTTATCTAAACGATTCTTTTTATACTCTTTAATTAAGTCACTGCAGAATAAGAAGTCGCTTAATGAAATAGATCCAGATCTATAAGCATACCATCTTGCTATAAAATTCTCTTTAGAACTTTTATCTTCTACAACCTTTAATAGCTCTCGTTGACTTACTACTTTAACTGTACCAACAATTGTGATAGGAATCTTAATAGACTCTGAACCACTTTCACTATTTTTAGTAATAGTTAATTCTATAGTTTTTACACAAGCCCCACTTAGATTTTCATCTAGTTTTTTATCTTTTATTACTAATTTAGAAGTTTCAACGTCTTCTTGATTAAGATAAAATCTTGGAGACATAAAATCAATTTCATTTAGTGTAGTTGGGACTTTAAGAGACTCAGTACTTAAATCATAGTCCATTGCATCCGCAGCATAAGCTAATGCTGGAGAAGCTGCTTTACTAGCTGCTATTTTAAGTAAAGATGATGTTTTGTAGTTATTAGTGCTTAAGATATCAATAGCCTCTACTGCTGACTTACCATTAATCTGTGTAAGTATTTGGAAAGCTTGTAGATAAAAACTCGAGAATATATCTAGCGAAGCACTGACAACACTATCAAAAGCCTTACTATTTCTTGCTTCTTCAGAAACAATAATTGTTGGTTCTACTACTAATGTTTTAAGCAGTTTAGTTATAGATCCTGTCTTTTTAAAATTTCCATTTAAAAATTTATCAGTGGCACTTTTTTCAGCAGTATTGTCCAGATAGTCTTTAATCAGTTTCATACCACTAGCTATAGATAAAATTTGAATAGCCATAAAATACTCCTTGAAGGGTTATTAAAAATCAAATAAGCCCAGCTCAGACAGGCTGTTTCATGATTTCAACCCCTATCATACGGAGGTAAATAATGATAAAAAGTAGCGAAGTTTTACAAACTTTCGGTAATTTAGATAATATATTCGCTTATGGCTCTACCATAGGAAGTAGAGATGCGGCTATATCTACTAACTTAAGAGGATTCTATCAAGGTGGTGGATTACCTACAAATACTCCTAATATGGATAGAAACGGATATGTATTTTTTACAAGACCCCAATTGAATCTATCGGCTCATAACTGTATGCGTACTAGACTTTTATATAACCTATTAACAAGAGACGAAAAATCTTTACAAACTTGGGTACGTGCTACATTAGATCCGAGATTATATTCTAAACCAGATGAATTAGGAAGATCATATCATGTAGATAATACTAATCCATTTATTCCTATATTAACAAATAATATAACATCCTTAAGCGGATGGCCAGATTTAGTTGTTCCAACTAGAACATCTCCAGAAGGTGTTCGTAAAGAAGTTCAATCCGTTGTAGATGGTGTTATGGAATATTATCAAGAGTTTGACCTTGACGCAACCTTCTATAATACACAAGAGGATCCTATAACACATTTACTTTATACTTGGGAAAAGTATATGACTTTAGTGTTAGAAGGAATGGCTAACCCTTATCCTGATTTTATAGTCGAAAATGAGATGGACTATAATACAAGGATATATAGAATCATAACAGATTATACTGGTAAATATGTAAGTAAAATAGCTGCATGTGGAGCTGCTATACCTATAAGTATACCAACTTCTGATTATGCAAATTATACAAAAGATCAACCTCTGAGTACAGGAAGAAAAGATTTAACAGTTCGTTTTAGATGTAACGGTGCTATCTATTTTGATCCTGTATTATTACAAGAGTTTAACGAAACAGTTTTTATATTTAATCCAACTTTAAGAGATGAAGCCTTAAAAGGAACATTAAAATTAGTTAGTAGTAACTTTATGAAAGTTGATAGAATTTACCAGCCAATGTTTAATGGTTTATTAATACCATATATAGATTTAGAGACCAATGAACTTTGTTGGCTAGTTGATACTACAAGACCAGATGCAGCTGAAGCCATTGATAAATATGAAACAGCTAAAAAAGAGAGTAGGAGTAACAGATGAGCGATTCTAAGCTAATAGAGCGTAAAGAGCTCGAAAAATATATTCATAACCCAGAGATGGTACAGAAAAAGATTTTAGACTTAATAGAGAAGGTAGATACTGATAACGTTGTTATAACATCAGCTACAAATCCGTTTACTATGCTTTTAGAAGCAACTGCTATAACAACAGCTAATGCGGCTAATGAGTCTATTAACATTATGCGCGCTAAATATCCAAACTTAGCATTAACCAGAAGAGATATTAGTCACCACCTTAGTGATGATGAAATTGAAGGTTTAGTATCTAAACCAGGATTTGTAGATATTTTATTTAGGGTTTCTGTAACTGATATGTTATCTAATGGATATAGACCAAAAGATGCTAAATACGTAGAAATGACTATACCAGAACTTACTAAGATCACTGTTTATGATACTGACCTTACAACTCTTAATGATATAGTTGTTCGCTTTTACGATAATGGTATTTCATTTGTAGAAATGCAACCTAATCCTGATAATCCTCTAGCTTTAACAGATATTGGCATTATCGTTTCAACAGTAGCTCAGGACGAACAAGGTCACCCTTATATCTTTTTCGAAACTAGAGTTCAACAGCTTACTGTTAGTAACTATAACTACGCTGTTGTTGCATCTGAAGGATTTACTAAGAGTATACCTTTTAAATCTATAGATAATAAATTCTCTTATGTTTATGTAGCATATGATAATGCTAATACAGCCGGTGAAAAGATTAAATTACCTTTAGGGTTTAACGACGAATATTTAGATCCTTATACACCTACAGCATATATTAATATTATCGATAATGATGTTACGGATAAATTAATATTAGAGGCTATTAAAGTACATATACCAGATACCTATTTTTTACATAATAAAATATCTGGTACTATCTATGTAGATCTTTATGAAACTAAAGGAAATGTTTATCTTCCTATAGTAGATGCATTAACATCTGATTTTACATTAACATTAGGTAAAACAGGTAAGAATAGCTCAACTGCAGTATCTCCTAATATTAATATCATTTTAGGTTCTAGAGATGTTATAGCTAATGGTTCAACTGGTCTTAACTTTAACGAATTAAGGAACGCTATTATATTTAATACCAGAGGTGATCAAAACTTACCTATAACAGATTATCAGCTTTCTTATAATGCCCAGTTAGATGGTTTTAAAATTATGAAAGACTCTGATGTTCTAACTGGTAGAAGTTATGTAGCTATGAGAAACTTAGATAAAACTCCATCAACTGTTATAAGAGCGTTACAAGACGTTTATTTTAATACAGTTGATATTATGTTAGAGAGATTTATTAATCATCCTCAGATTGGATTTTTCGAAGATACGTTTATTCTTAAATCTAATACGGTATTTAAATCTTTTAATAGCCAAACAGAGATTGTTAGTAAAGAGCAACTTGATGCTATTAAACTTTTAACAAATGAAGATAAATTAACTTACTTTAGAGAAGCTAAGTTTTTTACTAACCCTTATTACTATATTATTAGTAAAGTTAAGAATTATAGTACAGCTAGAGTATATGATCTTGATAGGCCTACATTAACAGATATGAGAATTGTTGGTTCTAATAAAGAGATAGAAGAGCGTTGTAACACTAACCAATATACAATCTATAAACATCATGATGGTTTTGAAATAGTTTTAAATATTCTTAAGAACGAAGAAGCTAAAGCTATAGATCAAGCAGAACTTCATATGGTTGCTGCTATTGATTTAGTTACTAAAAACAAACTCTTTATTAATGGTACATATGATGCTACAGATGATGTCTATAGATTCTTTATAGAATCTCCTATGTACATATCAGAAGAGGATAGACTTGTTATTACTAACGGTGAAGCTACTACCTTTAGTAACTACTCAGAATTAGTAACTAATATTAGTTTCTATATTTATACAACAGATACAAGTATCGAAGATCCTAAAAACTTCTTGAATACTGAACTTATCTTCGAAAATAGAAGACATGTTGTTATTAATAAAGAGACTATGACATTAACATTCGGCAAACGCATTGATAGTATATGGTCTAGAATAGCTGTCTCTTATACAGAACGTAAGTATTTACGTTATAAAGAAGACATTTATGCGTATTATGAGCAAGATGAATTTGAGAAAGATCCTATAACCGGTTTAATTGCTTCTGTTACTGATACAGGAGTAACTATGAATCTCTTACACGAGAAGGGAGATAAAGTTCTTGACGATAAAGGAAATCATGTTATTCTACATCATAAAGGAGATGTCATCCTTAATGAGAGAGGCTTACCTATTATCGACGATATGGGAGGTGTTGTAAGGCACCTTGATATACTTATGCTAGATTATGAATTTTATCTTGCTACTAACCCAGCATATAGTAAACATAATCTTATGTGTATTGACCAGCTTAATGAATATATGCTTAAGATACTTCCAACAAGAAATGATAAACTCTTAGAGAATACAAATCTTTGGTATAAATCTTATAAGACAGTATTACCAATTCGTGTTAGAATTAATAATATTATCTATGGATTAAAATCAATAGTAAGTCCTAAGATTACTATCTATTATAATCAAAATACAGAATTTAAATTAAGTTCTGTAGAGTTTGAAAATACTAAGGATAAAATAGGCTTTATCTTAGATAAGTATTTTGAAAATGATAAAATTTCATTAGCAGAAATAAGATCGGCTATAATGAAAGAACTAGGTTCAGATGTTCTTAGTGTTAAGATAACTGGAATAGATAATGCTAATTCAGAACTTATTTATATCGAAGATAAAAATACAAGATTAAGCTTAGACAAAGTTTTAGTTATTAACGACTATAATCAATTGGAAGTTAAGTATAATATTGACGTTACAATACAAACACTATAATAGTCATTTCTTAAATGACATTTTTACTCCTTGGGAATATAAGTAGATTGCTGTATTATTTATATTTCTTACAATAAAAATTAACAAAGCATAGTTAGATCCTATGGATCTAACTATGCTATATATTTATTTTAAAGGTGCATTTTTTATAATATCGAAAGTTCTATCAACATTGTCACCAAGCTCTGGATACATTGGACAATCTTTAAGAATCTGAATAAGATCTCTTACTGGACATAACTCTGGATTAAGCGCATATGAATTTTCAGTTTTTGTACTAGCTAAGATTTTAAGATAATCACTAGAGTAGAAAGCATGTTGAGCGCCTCTTAAGATTTTGATAACCTCATTTAGAAGGTTACTAATACTTTCTGCTTTACCATATAGATTAACTATATCTTGGATTGTCATTGTATAACCTCTAGTGACACTTAAAGGCTCAATAGGACTTAAGAAATCTCCTATAAAGTTTACTGGTTTAATATTATCAATATCTTTATCTAGTAAGTATGCTATAATTCCCCAGCTGGCATCATTAGCATTAACGCTATAAACTTGTCCATTCATTGTGTAAGTTACTTCATTAACTACACCTGGTATATCATCAACTGGGTGAATTAAATATTCAGGAACTACACCACCAGTAAAGAAAATATCTTTAAGGTTAGTTTCTAAAACAGCTTTAATAAACTCTACTTCAGGACCATGATCTATAAATATATCTCCATCTACTGTTGTATATTTAAACTCTTTAAGAGTTGATATAACTTCAGTTGGTATTTTCATTACAGATTCAACACCATAAGCTAGATTACCAAATAAAGCTTCTAACGACCATAAGTTATTTCTAAATATCCTAGCAGAGTTACTATTGATTTTAGTTTCAGTATCTCTAAAAGAACTTAAGATTGATGTTATTTTAACTTTAACTGGTTCTAGATTAGTAGTTGATGGTCTCATAGAGAATTTATGTATTGGTATATCTTTAGTAATGAAACCATTATAAGTTTCACTACCATCTAGATCCGCTACCATACTCTCTAAAGACAAAACATCTTCTGCCGATATAGCATTAGAGACTGTAATAGTCTCTAATTTATCTTCTAACACTCTTTTTAATTCTTTATTCATATGTGTCTCCTTATAGCTTCATTGTTTTCAACATATTGGAAGCTACATATATTTCATTTGCATTAAGATCTTCTAATAGTTCATTAAGTTTTTGTTCTTTATAAGATGCAGTATCTTTAGCAAAATATTCTGTTAATTTACGTAGTTTACTATTTGCAAGACTTTCTAATATAGGTTTCATTTCCGCATCTATTTCTTCTATATCTTTAAGGATCGCTTTCTTAACATTTATATCAGTAACCCAATTTAATCTTCTAATGGTTGTGTTACGTATTTTCTTATAACGTCTATCAATATTATCGTAGAAGCTACCTCTGTCCTTAAACATTTCGTAAACAGATGATGCAGATTTTGAAGTTAAGAAGTATCCTACGAATATGCTTATGATTAAAGCAATTCCGCCAGTAAACAGAACAGCACCAGCGGCTATAGCACCGACTTGTATAATACTACCAAATAGTAAACCCCATGCTATAGTTCCCATAATGAGACTAGTACCTATATCAGATCTAAGATCATCTAGACTATATTGATACCTATCATATCTCGTAGGATCTGCACCTTTATAAGTCTTTTGTAATCCAGATATAAATGCTCTACCTAAACCAAATCTACTAGCAAATTCATCAGATGATGCTTCATTATTTGTTAGGAATCCAATTGTCTCTTGTGTATATGAACTACCTCTAATAATATCTTGGTATGCCATTAGTGTTGCAGCCACTATATTATTAGGTAGGTTTTTAGGCATATCTAATTTGGTCTTATTATAAAATATTCTAAGAGTTTCTACTGGCGTTTTATTATTACTACCATATTCTTCTCTTAAAACATCATTTAGAATATCAACATTAGCGTAAAGTCTCATTAGGTTCTCTAGTCTGTACCAGTTATGACCAAACTCATGTAGTAAAGCACCTAATTCTTCTTCTGGTGTTAATTCATATACTGATGTATCATGATACCAGTCTACATTAATATAGACACTATAGTTCTTAGGTGGATTAATAATCTTAGCATTTTTAATATCTAATGTTAATCCTGTCTTTTTAATTTGGTCTAATAGTGAATAATAACTAATATTAGCTAGATCTTTAAACCACTTATTTACATCGTTGTATTTAGGGTCACTTAGATCAATATTTCCATTAACCATATTATCGTAGAACTTAGGATCTTTTTCTTTAAATTTTTCTAGAACTTCATATGTTCCGAATAGGTTATCGAATTTATTTGTATCATATCCAAACGTAGGACAGTTGGTAATGGTATAGGCATCATAAGTATTATTCCAACCAAAGATAACTTTTACTCCAAATCTTTTAGAGAATATATCTTCTAGTTCTTTAATAGCTACTAAGCCATCGCCTTTATTAAGGTTACTATTGTCTACACCACATTTATCAAAAACATTTTGTATAGCTGCTTTAGCAGCCTCGATGAAAGGCTTATCATTTTGATAAGCTATCATCTCTTGGTTAAGTTTGGCTGCTTCAGCTTCTTGAGTAACTTTCAGTTCTCTCTCTTCCGTTAGTCTTTTAGTTAATTTCTTTAAACTCATTTTTCATTCTCCATTAAGGTTTGTTACCACTGGCTACTTCTAGGTGTACTCCATCTAGTAGGACGATGTTCTTCCATTTTTTATCTTTAGTTAGTTCGTCTACATTATCGTTATATAATAGCATTGATTTAGTTACAAATAATGTGTCTGCTTTATATTCAGTACGTTTAGTAGCAGATACCCATACCAATGTACCTGAGGTACCATCAGCAACTTCACCTTCTATTCTAATAGATGTATATTTATAAGGGTTATCTATTACTATAGTTCTACCAGCCGGAACAACTAGTTCAGTTACAACATTAGTTTGTATATCAGCAGTGCCATTAGTAATATTAGCATATCCTTTAGTCTTATAGATATATACTTCTTGTGGATCTAAAGGTGCAGAACTTATTCTATAGATATTTCCATTATTAGCTCTTAATGTCCTTAAATACATTCTACCGTCTTCAAAGTCATTATTTAAATTAGTTATTAACTTAGTAGCAGGATCGTAAATTAATATACTTTGATTCTCAGCTACTCCAGCACCTTCAGAGTTATTAAAGAATGCTACTTTGCCATCTTTTCTCATAACCCCATGCATGTTATACCAAGATCTAGTATCAGTATTAAATTCACCTACTTTAGTAAAGGTTTGCTCTTTAATATTATAACGATAGATAAATTCATTTGTTCTTATCATATCCTTTGGATCTGGTTTATCTAACTCTTCTTTAGATACACCGCCAAAGACTAAGAAGTTTTCATTATCTAATAGACACATAGATACATAAGAGAATGCTTCAAATGGTAGATCAGCTTCTTTAGAAGTTGTCATAGTTGCAGTATCAAGTTTATAAAGATTAAGTTTAGTAGGAGTTTTAAATGTTCCTTCTTTATGTGGTATATAATAAACATTATTGTCTATTGTTGCGACCATAGATCCACTAACACCAGTCGAGCCTAGTTGTTTAGTAGGGTTAGCAGAGCCTTTAAGATCGAATATAATATTCTGGGTATCTACACCATACTTAAGGAAAACAGATTTACCTAAACCTTCTTTATCTTTATCAGATTGTAATTCAGTTCTGTTAATAATCATATCTCCATTATATAACGGAATGATATTTGTACTCCAGTTACTTAATGGTTTATTATCTCCAATATTTTCAGTACCTTGAATATCGTCAATATAGGTTAATAACCCAGATTCTATTCTATAATATGCAAGACCTTTAAATACTTCATTATCAGATTTTGGTAATACAAAACCACCTTGGTTAAATAACTCTCTAACCATTAGATATTTAACTCCTGGCTGAATTATCTTCTGGCTATATTCATATCCATCTGCATATTCTGTATTAGCATTTAGTTCATAAACATTATTACCTCTACCTACTAAGATAGCGTCTAGTTGCCAGTTAGTATAAACACCTGGATCATATTGAAGCCTTGACCATATGTAATAGATTTCACCTTCTCTTATATTAGCAGGTACATGAATCTTAGGATATAGATGTGTATTATTTAAAGATTCTGAAATAATAGCATCCTCTTTATTTTTTAAGATAACATCTACAGATATAAATTTATTAATATGTAAAGATACAGATGTTAATAATTGTCTATTAGCTATAAACTCAGATTCTATATTAAGAGTATAAAGATTCTGCTGGTCTAAAGAACTATTATATACATAAACCCCAGGGTTACTATCTGCGTTAGTAGTACTATGATGTTGACATTTTATAACATAAACTTTATTATAGTCATAGTCTGCTTCGTCAATCTCTAACTTAAGTTTAAGATCTTTAGATCGTTTTCTTTGGAATAGTACTTTACCATCACTATCTGTTATAGTCCATGATGTTGAATCATGATCTCCATAACCTATAAAGACTTCCATAGGAGAAGATTCTATTTTTATAATGTCTCTGGAGCCTGAACTATCTTTAGTTATGAAAAGTCTAGGAGTTGCTAATATAACATCAGATACTTTAAAACCTTCCATATCACCTTTAAGATTAACAACTGAAGACCATCCAGTATCTGCTCTTCTAGTTCCACCAGAAGTTATAATTTCATAATGTAATTTAAATCTAGCATAAAGTTCAGTATCTTCTGTTATGCCAGAAACTTGAGTTGTATATCTATTAAGATTAACCGTATCTTCTAAATTAGATACTATTATATCTTCTTCTTTACGTACATTATTACCAATAGTTTCAAAATATGGAGACCGGCTAACTTCATAACTAGTAGCAATATGTCTCATACCACTACCAGCTGGTATTACAGGTATCTCTGGTAATATTTGTAAATCTCTTACCATATTATTTCCTTTTTAATATTATAAGTATTAAGGCTTAGCGTTCTTACAATGGTAAGTCCGCTAGGGCTTAGCATTAAACTTCATACCTATTTTTTCACTGTCGGTATGAATATCGTCTTCACCCTCTTCGGTTATTAAGACCTCTTGGAAAGTTTGAGTACCGATAGCTACTTCACTCCATGGAGAGTAGAAGATCGTTTTAGTAGCATCGCATTTCTCATTAACTTCTTCATCTGTTGCATAGCTAGGAAGATCAAAATCATGTGGTATAACACCAGCATATACTCTTCCCCTAGCATAAAGTTTATCTAGGTTAGTATAATATGTTCCATCGGGTCCACCAATCTTAGGTAATGCCGAACTCCATGATTCTAAATGCTCCCTATTAAAATAAGTTGCGTCTACGATTTGTTTAAAATCTGGATCTAATGCAATTTCAAAAGATGCGGCAACTTGAGGTCCACCAGATCCTATATCATCATAGTGCTTAAGTACAATATCGCCATTATCATCAAGCACTTCGAATTTTTTAAAGCTTACAGTAGCCATCTAGACTCCTATATTAAAAATTATTTTTATTTAGAGTCCTAGCTATATAGGACCCTAAGCATCAGAAAATCCGAATAACCTGATTTAGCAAACAATATAAAAAGAGAGTAAGAGCTAATGCTCTTACTCTCTGAATATATAGCTCATTTTTAAAGGAGGTTAACATGGACCGCTTATGGTTCGAAAATAAACGGTCAACTATCTATATAGGGCTTATTCTAGATGACTGACTTAAATATTCCTATAAATAAGGAGAATAAAAATGGATATTCTTAAACCCTATGAAACAACAACTGGAAAACTAACTAATACTAAACCTATTATATCCGCTCTTATGGACTATATAGTTCGTAATGGTATAAAAGATGAATTAGCTTATGAATTTTATCTAGGCGATATTGATCTTTATATTATTACTGGAAAAAATGAAGAGGAAAAAGCACTACCTGTTTTTGATCAACCACTATTCTTTAATAACTTAAGAAATGCGCCTTCAGTAGCTCTTGATTTTAGACCATATGTAAATTATGCTATGGTTAAAAATGGGGTTAATAATCTTAGAGACGTTATGAGAGATAAGAACTCTGGCAACTTTCTTTTACTATTATCGCTTTTATATCTTAGAACTGAATTCTCAGTATCTGATATTAGACCAGTGCTAATTAATGCTATGTCAGCTTTCGCTTCTATAATGTCAGCTGCAGTTAGTAAAATAACTATCTTAAATGCCCCTGATAAACTTAATCTAGAAATAGCTTCTGCAGTTTATGCTTATACGCTATTCTTTCCTAATAATAAGATTTCAGAAGATATGGAAAAGATAGTTGGTTCTCTTAATAAAGTTAAATTTTCTTTCCCAATAGATAGAAGAATTTTACAAGAGAAAGTTAGCCTTTTAAGTAATGTAGATAATACGTTAGTTGGAACAGAAAAACTTAAAGCCCTTATAGATGTTGTCTTACCATCTGATGTAACAGACATTATAACTATTAATGCAATCTTTAGTATATTAGATAATAGTTGGTATGGACCAGGATCTACTAGATCTGTATATATTGCATTTGAGTCAGTCCCAATGTTAATCGCTCTAATATATGGTGTTGGTGCTTCTACTATGTTTAAATCTAGTAAGATAGCAGCAATCTTAGAAGCTAAAAGAAGACAAATTGGAATAGACGATGTTATTCATTATCTTAATAATACGTTTATTAAAAAGGAATTAGGTAAATTACTCTAATACTAATAAGGATAATTCATGTTAGAGAAAACAAAAGTAGTTTATAAAGCTATATCCTTCTTCCTTATGAATATCATGATGAGAATGGTATACGCTCTTTTCCCTATATATCCAGCATGGTGTTATAAACATGCTCTAAAAGCAAGAGCCATAGTTTATGGTTATTGGATAATATTTAATCCGAAACGGTTATCTAATCTTTTAAGTTCTAATGCTACAACAATTGACGGTTGGGATAAGGTTACCAAAGATGATATTAACGTTATAGAAATTAAAGTACATGATCGATTTGGGTTCCATGCCAATCTCTATATTAAAGATTATCGTCAAATGGATGTTGCTAATAGATCTATCTTTTTTAAGATCTATTCTTATTTAAGATATTTATTTTGGTACTATAGCATTTGGATATGGCTAGATGATGACAATAATATTAATGGATTAGATTTACGTATATTTAATAGTGATTCTAAATTATACGAAAGCCTTAAAAATGAAACTGCGGTGTATGTAGCAGATGGTGCTAGAGTATATACATCAGTTTTTGATTTTTCTTATATACAAGAGCCTAAGATATTAGCTCTAGATAAAATTATGTATTCCGTATATAACCAAGAGATGAATAACTATATGCGAGATAAAGCGATCTATAAAGATTATAAGACTATTCTTGTTATGGGTATAGGATTTAAGATTAACCCTTTATATAATCGTTCAGTTGTTAACTTTTTTGGTTGGGATGTATTTAAAAATAAAGATGGGATATGAGTTACAGAGAGGATTGATATCAATCCTCTCTGTAACCTTTTTATATGTTAATTAAAATTAAGCATACATTATTTATATAAGAAGTACATTACTTTTGAATAATATTCTACAAGGAGAATAAAATGATAGTTTGTTTAGAAGGTATAGATGGTAGCGGTAAAAGTACTGCAGCACAGCAGTTAGCTACCGAAATTAATGGATTAAATATCCGTTTTAATGGCCATGGAATACATAGAGAAAATACCGCACATGCTACAGTATTTAGCATTTCCGATTTTGCTAATCAACTTGCAATAAGAGGCGAATTAGAAGATGCTTTATGCAATAACTACGGTACTATTAGTCCTAATAATTTTAAAGACGATTATGAAGCCTATAATGCTATTAAAGATAAATTAGCGGATGGTAGTTTTTCAAAACCTATTATAAATTGTGCTAAAGAAATCCAATCAGCGCTGAATAGATTAAATAGTGGTGATAAAACTCCAAGTGCTTATGATACTTTAGCACTGCAGTATTTAAATTTAGGTAAATTATTAACTCCTATTTTAGAACACTACGACGAGTATGGGCATTACATTATATTGGATAGATGGGTGTGGAGTACTATAGCATATAATGCCGCTATACCAAATACATTATTTTCTAATATAATAGATAGTAAAGAACCTACTAATGATATTATTAACAGAGAAGAAAAAGCAAAGAACGCTCTTAATAATATTCTTAAACCAGATTTGACTATTTTATTAGATATTAATACACGTTTGGCTACGCATCGAAGAACATATAGAGGTGGATCTGAAACTGTATTAGAAAATGTAAGATACCAAGCTCTTGTAAAAAGTGCATATGAATCATTACTTTACTTTAGTCATAAAGCGCTACGAAAGTTTTTAACTAAAAGATTCGGAGATAGTGTTTTTCCTAATAATATTGAAGTAGTTATTCCTAATGAATATACATCTGAGCCAGGTGATACAGTTAGAGCTGTTATCGATAAGTTTTTCAAATACTATAGATAGAAGAAATAGTACTAGTAACTTTAAAGTTACTAGTACTATACTATTTTTTTATTTTTAAAAGAAGTACCCATAGAGATAGGATTTAACCTATCTCTATGGGTACATTCTCTTTTTCTTTTGTTAGATGATCGGAATACCGATTAATGGACCACTAATCCATTTGTTATCTAACAAGAAAGGTTGGTGATTTATAATGCTTATCATAAAAGCAATTATGTCTTTCATAGAACGTTTAATAATAGTTGCTGGCTCTATAGCCACCATATTAACGTATCTATATAGATAAGTTTATCCTCTAGAGTTTTTACTCTAGAGGTTGATAATACATTATTCATGTCCATTCACATTTTAGCTACTATCTATAGACCTATATAATGGTCTATAGGTAGAGCTTATTATTTGTTATGTCTGAATTGCCGTATAACGTACGTATACATTAAGGCGATTGAAATTCTTACGTAAGGAGACCAATATGAGTCTTGCAAAACAAGTTAAAAAACTTAACCTTGAGTCTGAGAACGCATCGTTCATAGACGAGGAAGTTGTAGTCCCTTCTATAGAAGAGCAACTAGAGGCTGAAGAGGCTGAGGCAGAGCTAGTTGAAGTTCTTGACGAAGTTGAAGAGAACCAAGATGCTCTTGAAGAGAGTGAAGAGGTTGAAGCAGAAATCGACGATCACATCGCAGAAGCTGAAGCTACAGTTGCTGAAGCTGAAGGTGCTGTAGGTGATGCTAGTGCAGAAGCTGAAGGTCCAGCTGCTGAAGAGGGTGAAACTCCTGCTGAAGCTAGTGAAGATACAGATGGTGGTGAAGTAGCTCCTGAGGAAGTTGCTGATGCTGATGCTCCTGAGTCTGTACTAGATGAGAATGGTGAGCTTCCAGTTGAGGAAGTTGTAGCTGCTCAAGAAGCATTACAAAACCTATTGAAGAGAACAGGTTATACACTACCAAATAGAATAACTGTTTCTAGAGAAGATGTTAGAAGCAACCCACTTGAGGCTTATAAAATGAACCTTGAGGATTGGAAAGAGCTTAAAGAGAAAGTTAAATCTGGTGCTGCAAAAATTTGGGAAGCTATTAAGAAAGCATATGCTTGGATTAAAGAGCAAATCGCTAAAGTATTCCCATCTAAAGTACAAAAAGTTAAGGGAATTATGGCTAGCCTTAAAGATGCTAAAGCCCCTGCCGATTTTAAAGAAAAAGTAGCTGCAGTTATCGATGGTTTATCTGCTAAACAACTTGCTATGCTTCAAATTCTAAATGAGCAAGGTTTTGGTTACTTCTCAGCAGCTGTAAATAACCTTAAAGCCGATGTATCAAAAGCTAATGGTGATTTTACTAAATTTAAATTATCTAAACCACTTTATCTTCCAACAGTAGAAGGTATTTTAGTATACCAAAATAAAGAGACCGGTGAAGCTGCATTTACAGATATAACTAAAGTTGATGTTGATAAATCAAAAGTATCGATAAATGATTTTGCAGCAGTTGCTCAATTAGGACAACAATATATTAACTTTGTTAATACTGTAGGCACGACAACTAAAGCTATTGACGAGCTTATTAGTAAAGCAAGTGAAGACGACCGTTCGGTAGCCGTAGTTACAAAAAATCTTGTAAAAGTTATTACAGCTTGGATTAACTACTGCAACAAAGATTTCTATATTCTTGTTGTTAAGTTTGCTAAACTTGCTAAATAAATATAGAATACTATAAATCTAAATAAAGTCAGATACACTAGAGGTTATTCTCTAGTGTATCTGATAGTTTTTAACGTAAAGATAACGCGCAACGATACCTAATCGTTGAAACATTATTAGCTAGCGTACGTAATCGGTTAATAATGTAAATAAAAACCTTATAAGGAGAAAATTATGGCTTTAAACAAATTAGTTAAAAAGCTTAATCTAGAATCTGAAGAGATTGATGTCTCTGAAGTAGAAGACCAAACAGTCGAGGATGTAGTAGAAGCTGATGTTAATGCATCTGAACTTCAAGAAGCTACTAAAGAACTTGAAGAAATTCAAGATGACTTTGAAGAGGGTGAAGCTACAGCAGCTGAACTTCAAGAAGCTATTGACCATACTAAAGAAGTAATCGCAGAAGCTGAAAAAGCTAGTGAAAAAGGCAAAGAAGCTGAAGTTCCTGTAGAGGAAGTAGTAGCAGCTCAAGAGTCTTTGAAATACTTCTATACTAAAATAGGTTTTGATAGTTCTAATATGGTAACAGTATCTAGAGAAGATATCGCTACTGGATCACTAGAGGCTTATAAAAACCTATCTGCTAACCTAGAGCAACTACAAGTTAATCTTGAAGGCGTTATGGGGGATATGATAGAGAAAGCTAAATCTGGTTTTAAAAATGCTAGTGAAAAACTAAAAGCCGCTTTTGGCAATGCTCGTGCTGTTGCTCAAGTTCTTAAAAAAGAATTAGCTACACTAGAAAACGATGTTGATGCTACTAAAGCTGGAGAAATAGTTAGTAAAGAATTTAAAAATTCTGGTTTTGCTACAGATCTTTATGCTAATGGTGATGTGTCAGCTGTTCTTGCATATGCTGATAATGTTCAAAAACTAGTTAAAAACGTTACAGATAACAATAAAGATGCAACTAGTGGTATAACTAGCGCTAAACTTGGTGGCGAGCTTAATAACAAAGCTGGTGAATTAGTGCGTGAGTATGCTAGTGATAAATTTAGTGCTGTAACTGGTGGTGCCTATGCTAAGAGTAAAGGTGGCGTTATTATAACTTTTGTAGATGCAAAAGATCCGGGCCTTTGGGAAATTATGAAAAATAACCTAAATAACATGATTGGTAATGCTAAAGCTATTAAAGAAGATTATGTTAAACCATATGCACCAAGAGATCTTAAACTTAGCAAACAAGATGCTTTAAAACTATTAAATGGTTTAGAAGCAGTTGCTAAACGCTATGAAACAGTATTTAAAGAAAATGGTGGTCTAACTAACTTGCTATTTAGCGGAAACGCAATTAAAGTGCTAGGTGGTATTAGTAGTGGCGATGCCGGTGCTACAGGAACTGTAAATAACCTTTATAGAGCATGGAGAATTGGTCTTAAAGCAGCTTCAGTTGGTATTAGCGTTTCACGTGGATATACTGATTATGTTAAAAAATATACAGCAGCTGTTATAAAAGCTTCTAAATAACATATATAGTTAGAGTACACGTACTCTAACTATTTTTTTTTTTCAAAAAGGAATAAAAATGGGATTTTATAAATCTAAAAATAAAATTAATTTAGAGGCGTCTGGTCTAAATACAGTAAGTACGTTATCTTGTAAAAATCTTAATATTGATACCGTTGATATATCGGTATTCGGAACGGTAGTTTTACTAAATGGTAAAATCGAAAACTTTCTCAAGGTTATAGATACTTACGCGCAAACTATTAACAGCTTATCTGTGTTGCCTAAACAGTTTGCAAAGGATAAAAACTTATCTGTACTTGAGGCTGGTAATAAAATATTGAATAGCATTATGCCAGTTAAATCACTATTCGGAAATACTTTTCTGCCAGAAAAAGATATTGGAGGTAAAGCCAGGGATGAAAAAATTGGCAATACGCAAATCCGCTCTTATGGTATCTGGTTTAGTAATACCGACGATATTTTTAACATTATTTTCTCTTCATATGGGATAATCGATAATAATGGCTCGATTACGCTAGATGAGTATTTGGAAGAAAGTGATGCGCCAACTACGAGTAGCGGGGCTATTAATAAGAAAAACCAAATTCATAAAGCTATATTTCAACATGCAGTAATTGATCTTAAGGCGTTAGAAAATAATATATCTAAGGCTAATGGAAAATTAGAGGAGATATTAAAAGTATTAAAAGCTGCAAAAATAGTTAGTACCACTGCTAAAGAACAAATAAATTGTGTAAACGAAATCATGTTGAGAACATATAAATCAGCAGAAGATCTTTTAAAGATAATCACTCGCGCTTATGATTGGCTAACAAATAATCGTATTAACCAAGAATCTGAAGATACTGAATTAACATCTAATGTTGACATACCTTCAGAGGTAGATCCAGAACTAGCTGCTCAGGATTTACAAGATGCTACCCAAGAAATAAACGCTTCCATAGACGCAGCAGAAGAAGGCGAAGCTCTCGAAGCCGATGCTAATGATGAACTACAAGCTGTTGAAGATCGATTAAAATCTGAGGATCCGATTGACCCAGTTGAAGTTGCTATAGTTAATGAATCTATCCAGAACTACTATAAAGCATTTGGTATAGAGCGTAAAAATACTTCGATCTCTCTAGAAGACATTAAGACTGATAGTAGAACAACTATGGAAGGTTTAAAAGTAGAATTAGAAGATCTTGTAACAGAGATTAAGAACTTTGCTTTTATCATCTGGAGACAAATCGTTAAACTTTTTAGCTGGCTATATGAAGCTATTAAAAATGTATTTAACGATAAAGCTAAAACAATTGAAAGTAAATATAACGCTCTTCTTAAACTTTCTAATGATATGGATAAAAACAAAGAAGCAACTAGTAAATTCTTAGAGAAATACCCAACTCGATTTACAGGTGTTTATAACGTGTTTCCTAATGTTGATAAATTTGCATATATTAGTAAACTTTATCGTTCTATAGATAGAAATGCTATGTCATTAGCTAACTATATAACAGGCAGAAATAATGATAACGACGACATTCAAAAGATGAATCCGCTTGGTTCTCTTATTAGTAACTTAAAAGAGATTAACCCTGATTTCATACGTAGTGCAAATATTAAAGATGCTTATAACATGGCTGTTGTTGGATTGCATACTAGTGGCCCTACTATTGAAATACGTTTTGCTAGCTTAACAGGTGAAATGAATACTACTATATTAACAAGACATGAATATCCATCTTCGTTAATAATTTCACCATCTTATCTCGGCGTTTATATAAATGCTTATCTCGCCGCTTATAAGTTAGGTAAGGAAACTGCCGATAATATAGATAGGAAATTTGGCATTAAGGCTAATAATGACCCTAGAACCGAAAATAAGATTATACTCACTGCTTGCAGACTATTAGTAAAAACATTTGTAGGAATGCACACTACAGTAATGAACGATCTATATTATTTCCTAAAAGCAGCATCTGATGTTGTAATCAAAACTTATAAATAAGGAAACGATATGGCTTTAAATAAAATGGTTAAAAAACTTAATCTAGAAAATGAAGTTGAAGAAGCGGTTATCGAAGAACCAGCTACTATAGAAGATGTAGTTGAACAAGATATTACTAACTCTGAATTCCAAGAGGCTTCTAAAGATCTTGAAGAAGCTATTGAAACATCCGATGAACTAGAATCAGTAGGTTCTGAGGTTCAAGAAGAACTTGATGCCGTTAACGAGAGATTAGAATCTGAGGAGCCTATAGATTCTGTAGATGTAACAGTAGTTAACGAGTCTATTCAACACTATAGCAAACTATTAGGATTAACAAGAGAATCTGTTAACCTTTCTTTAGAAGATGTTAGAAATAACAGTAGAGAATCTATGGAAGGCCTTAAAGTAGAGCTTGAAGGCATCGGAGAAAAGATTAAAGAATATGCTAAGAAAGCTTGGGATAAAATAGTCGAACTTATAAAACAGTTTATTAGCTTTTTATCTCAGATTCGTAGCTCTTTAAGTAAAAGAATCCAGAATATTATTACTAATGGATTAGAGATTCCGGATGAGGAATTCGAATTAACCAATAAAGAAAGAACAGTTCTAACATTTGGGTTTAAGTATCTGGTGGATTCATATACTAAAGCTATAGACACTCTTTCGCTAGCTGTAGGCAAAGCCGGTGAAAAGCTTCTTAAAATGGATCCTAAAACTAGTTCAGACGAAGCTACACGTATCGCAGAAGAAGCGGGTAATATTATTAGAGATATGGCTAATAAGTTAAAACCAGAGGATAACAATCCTAATATCAATATGAAATATTTAATAATGATAATGAAACCCCAAATTACTGGAAAGAACGAAAAACTATTGGTATTCCTTCCTACTACAGCTGATGATGAAGCTGGTACTATCGAAGCAATTGCTGTATTTGTAAGTTCAAAGAGTGGTAATACAGGAGTAGTTAAGCATGATAGAGTCCGCTTTAGCGATATTAAAAACGCAAAAGAGTACAGTGCTTTTGTAGATAAAGTTTATAGGGATAAAGAATACCTAACTAAAGAAGTTAATGTTCTTAAATCAGCATTAGATATGAATAAGTCATATTTAGATAATCTCTTTAATTTAGGTACTTTGATTGCTAAAAGACAAGACCAACATATGTCTACACGTACTTTAGAAGATACAAATAATCAATCTCCTATTTATTACGGGGAACTAGAGCATTGTAAAAGCGTTATTAAAGCTGTGCTAACTCTAGGTAAGAATTATATAGGTACTGTTGACTGCTTTGTTAAATATATCGAAAAGCATTTTATAAATCGTTCAGATAGTAAAGATATTGTTTCGGCTTAAAACGAACAATTTAAATACGGCTAGAGATAACTTTAAAGTTATCTCTAGTTGACTATTTTTATTCGCATTTAGTTATATATTATTTATATAGTAAACTAAAAACTTAAGGAGTTAATAATGTGTACTGAACATGAGTTTCAAAAAGAGATGTCTGTAGCCAAAGACTTAATGGAAACATATAGGTTTCTTAAGCCACATCTAGAAGGTATCAATGCTTTCGACTTAGGAGATGAACAACTTGATAAACTAGCCAATGATGCAATATCGGTTATATTAGAAAAGTATCATAATTTTCATACTGATTCTAAGGAGATACAAGTATATAATTATGAGTGGACACCTAAATTTGCGTATACTAAAAATCTTTTACAAAATGAAGATATTAAACTAGTTGACAGTAGTTTGAAATCTGAAATAAATATTTGGGTTTTAACAGCACTAAATGCTTTTATACTATACGTCTTTAATAATCAAATAGGAGATGATGAAGAAAAATTCAAATCTTTAGTCACATCGGTAAGATTATTTCTTGCACAACTTATAGAAGAAGAAAGTATACATAAGTTTGTAGAGAATGTTTCTGAAAGTGAGACACTTGAGGATAAAGTAGATAGACTACTAGCATGGTTAGAAAATATATTACCATTCGGTCTTTCTGTTATTGATATGTTTAATAACGAGCATGTGGCTAATTATCCTGGCGAGCATATATACCCTACAGTTGTTTATGAAACAATTGAAGGTAATATTGCTGTGTTTTATGTTACTGACATATGGCTACAAGAGCATGCTGTATATAAGAAGTCTTAAATTATAAGGAGTCTTACTATGTTAAAAGAGAATAGTTCTAACGCTTATTTCGATCTTTTAGAACAGTATAATATCTTTCTAGAAGGTGAAAAAATGAATGGTAATGCCGCGTTCTACGCAGATCAAATGTTTCAAGTTCTTGATCCTATCTTTGGGAATACTAAAGAAAAACTTGAGTCTAATCAGCTTGATATAGGTTTTATATTCTATAGTAAAACAACTGATGAATATTGTGCTAATCTATTACAAAAAGTTTTTATTAGACCATCTTGTATAACAGAAGATGATGAATATACTTTTGATCGCGCTGTTTCTAGTTATTTATATCTTACACTGATTAAACAAAACACTGATCTTACAGTTAATGATCTCATTAAGCTTTTAAGAACAGCTCTAGGGGTCGATATTGAAGATAAAGATATTGAAGAGTTAACATCTTGGTATCTTGATTCCCTGTCTGGAGTTATCTCTTATATACAAGATAGTATTAAAAAGAGAGCTAACGATAGTAATCCAGCTTATCCTATAGAAGTTCATTACGAACCTGATTTAGAACGAATAGGTGTTACTTTTGTTTATAGGCAACAATAAATTTAGATCTCTAGAGTTAAAACTCTAGAGACTATTTTTTTTTTGTTTTGTTCTATCAACACTTTACAACTTATTGAGTAAATTATACAAGGAGATAAATATGGCTGGAATATTCGAGTTCGCTATGAATAACCGAGCTATGCCTAAGATCTATATACCAATAGGTTGTCTTATGGATATACCAACTGCTTCTATTATAACAGGAGCTAAAGGTGAAACTATTTTTAACGGTGGTTTAGGTCAAGTTATAGGCGTAGTTGGAGCCGGTAATAACTTTAAAAGTACGTTGATACACTATATGACTCTTTCAGCTGCTAGTAAAATAGCGGAAGCTACTAAAACATATATTTTAACCTATGATACTGAAGTTAATATTAGTTTTGATCGTTTAGAGAGATTTGCATCTGAGTTTCCTTCATTAGGAGAACAACCTATTTTAGGTAATGATCCTATGTGGGCTATTATGGATAAATCTAATATGCCTGCTAATAAATTTGGGGATAATCTTTTTGAATATATGGATCAGAAAGTAGCTGATAAGAAAGGTTATGTAACAGTTGAATGTATGTTAGATCCATACACTCATAAACCAATGTCTATACCTGTTCCTACATTCGTAGAGATTGATAGTTTTACAGAGTTTGAAGCAGCTTCAGTGGCTGAAATGTTATCTGGAGATCTTGATGCTAAAGATACTAATACCTACGCTATGAAACAGGGTGGTTTTAAAACTAAGTTTTTAAGTCAGTTACCAGGACGTTGTCCACAATCATCAACATATGTTCTTGTTACAGCACATACTGGTGATAAAGTTAATATGGGTTTACAACCATGGGAAGAGCCTTCTAAGAAACTCCAGTTCCTTAAGACTGGTGATTCTATTAAATCTGTTGGTAGTAAGTTTAGTTTCTTAACTAACATTGCTTATCAAGCACATACAGGTTCAGCATTCTATAACCAAGGCACTAAAGGACCAGAGTATCCTAAAGACCCTAATGATATTTTAAAATCAGATCTTAATAAAGTTACGTTAACAACATTACGTTCTAAATCAGGTCCTTCCGGTGGTAACATAGAAGTTCTTATTTCACAAACCGAAGGTGTTCTTCCTACTTTAACAGAATTCCATTATCTTAGACAGAATAAATCTGGAACACCAGGTTTCGGTATTTCTGGTAATGATAGAAGTTATTCTCTAGATCTTTATCCGGATGTTTCATTATCTAGAACAACGGTACGTAGTAAAATAGATAATGATCCTAAACTTAGAAGAGCTATAAATATTACAGCTGAATTACATCAGTTACCTATCTATCATAGAGTTATTTTAGATACTGATCTATACTGTACTCCTGCTGAACTTTATAAAGATCTTAAAGAGATGGGATATGATTGGGATGTTCTTCTTAGTACAAGAGGCTATTGGACATTGAACCAATATTCACATCCAGTTCCATATCTAAGTACAGTCGATCTTCTTAAGATGAGGAAAGGTTTATATAAACCGTATTGGATGGATAAACCAGAAACTAAGAAGAAAAAGGGAGAATAAAACTATGAATCAGTATGATGTATTGTTTCAAGATGTTAAGACTTTAGAAACTAAACTACATACTGTAAATGCGGAAACCCAAGAAGAAGCATGTAATAAAGCTTCTTCTTTCACTAACGAGCGAGAACATAAACATTATAGGATAGTTAAGGCTGAATTAGTAGAAGTGTTTACTATTTTAGCATCGCCATTAATTCGGATTAAGGATTTATTATGCAAATGAACAATACTAGTTTTTCTTTAGAAAGTAAAACTCTTAGTAGCGCTGTTTCTACATCTATGGTAGATGTAGACTTGGATCAAATTCAAGCGCAGGCTCAAGAACCTAAACAATTAACTTCTAAGGATTTTTTTAATAAAAAAGAGGGAGACCTCGATTTAACTAATGAAGTATATAAAGCTATTGAAAATATTATAAATAAAGAAGCCGCAGAGTATTTTATAAACGATCCAATTATTGTAACTACAAAAGGAACAGCATCTATTTATCAGCGAGTATTAATAAATAGATTCTTTGTTCAATTGTTAACAAGAGCTAAGGCTTATTTAGATCTAGAAGGGGTAACTATGGTATTTACTGTTCTAACAAATAATGGAACGCATTTACCATGGTTACAAGAAGTTACAACTGTTGTTATACCATATTTACAAACTAATAACGTTTTTGGATTCTTTATAGATGTCCAAAACGAGCTTAATAAAAACCTATCTAAGTCTGAATAAGACTTAGATAGGTGACTTTTTATATTTCAATGTTTGGAGTAATGTATGTTAAACCATGGTGAAAAACAATTTATTTTTATTTATTTAGGTATTATTCTATTAACTATAGGCGCATCGTATTTAGATTTTTCATGGTCTGCAGATTTAATAACTTCAGGAACTATCCTTATCGTTCTTGGTGCTTGTTTCTTAATAATTAAATTTTTTCATATGATAATTAAAGTCATAAGATGGAATAGGAAATCAAAATGACACCTAAAAGAAAATCAGTACAAGACTATATTTTAAAATATGTTGGAGCTATAGTTTCTGGTAATGAAAATGTTAAACTTTATGAAGATCTTTTTAGTAGAATGACAGATGAAGAATTTGATACCTTTATGCAACGTATGAAGAAAGACGAAGTTCATATCTCTGTTGTAGTTCCTAATGATGGTAAAGTTAGAGTATCTGTAGAGAATAACTTTAAAGTTGCTAACCAGTTAGGTCATAAGTTCTTTCAAAGAGTTAAGGTTACTAACCATCCAGATTATCCAGATCATCTTCTTCCAGTTGAATCACTAACGATGGTTCTACCTATAAGAAGAGCTCAACAGCTCTTAGCTAAGAAAATATCTATACCAGAACATAATATGTCTATAGATAACTTAACTGGCCAAGTAGCTGGTAAATCTAGAAGCTCTAAGCTTACTTATCCAGAACAGCAAATGTTATTGGCTATGGATATGAAAGATACGGCAACTGAAATGGTTCGTGTTCGTGGTGGTGATGTTAGAGCACAACAGATGTATCAAAATGAGCTTATGAAAAATGGTGAAGCTTCCCAGAAGATGATAATGGAAGTTTCTAATATGATGTCAGATGGTGGAGTTAAATCTACTAAAACATTAAAACAATATTTTCAAGCTATGCATATTAAAAATACGTTATAAGAAGTAAGAGTAAGGAGAATATCTCTCCTTACTCTTACTCTTCTATGTTAAGATCTTTAAGCCAAGGATAGTCTTGACCGAATTTCTTAATAAGCTCTTCTTTTGTAGGTGTAGTACTGATACCAGTAACTAAATTGTTACCTACATTGATCATCTCAAGTTTACCTATTTCATAATAGCCAACATGAGGGAGAACCTTATCTTTAAATTGGTTAATATCTAGCCCTTCGTCCAGTTTCATATTGTTAATAGCTGGATTAATTTCATACCTAGGTATATTACCAACTATAGGTTCATCTTTAGTTGCTTCTTTAAATTCTTCAAAAGTATAGTTCCTAGTAAATGTTTTATAATTAACACATCTAGGTTCCCAACCTCTATCGACCTCTACTATAACTAATTTATTAGCCCAATTAGGATCAGTCAGATCTATAATATCGATATATAGCATAGGCTTATTAGCTCGGACATATATCATCTCAGAGTTATTACCAAGTCTTTGATACTCTTCGGTTGTAAACGTTGCTACATCTTCTAGCTTATAATATAGACTATTGATCATTATCCATTTATATTGTGCTGTATATCCTAATGTAGGATTATAAGCTAATATTTTTTCTAGATGATCTCTTAATGTTCCCTTATTGTAATAAGGTAGATCTTTAGGCAATACTTTCTCTTTAGTATTTAAATATACTTTAAAATCAGTACTTAAAGAATATTTCTTATAGATAGTTCTGTTTATATCTATACCAGGTATAAAGTTAGCTAATATCGAATCAACTCTACCAGTGTTTATAGTTTTACCAATTTCAAATCCATTAATTGTATCAAATAGTGATGATAGTTTATTACCAGTTTCTATTTGTGGTAAAGTTGTTGGTATCTGTAAATTATTTACAAGATTAACATTAACAGAAATTACCTTTTCTTTACTTACTTTAGATGGTAATACAAAGGTATCTCCACTATAAGCATTTGGAACTGTTTTAACTATAGGACATTTTGTAAGATCATCATAGGTTAATACTTTAACATTTGTACAATCATAAACATCCATATTACCATCTTTATCTAATAGACCGATATATACTAATTTACAATCTTTATATACTTCACCGTCACTAACAACTTGGAATGGTAGCATAGCTAATCCAATAGCATCAGTTTTAGATATTGTGTTTTCTTTAAGGTCGCTAATAGTTTTAGGTATATCTACATATTTACCATCAGTATTATCTTTTTTAAGTACTTCTGGTTTATGTTTTACTATATCTTCTGTCATATAGGTAAATAATCTATTAGAGTTTTGAGTACTAGTAGGACTAAACGCCATCATACCTATTTTAACATATTTAGTTCCATATACATAATTAGAAATATCTAATACTGTATAATTTTTACTAAAGTCAAAACTAGCTTCAGTTTGCAATACATGTTTTTCAACGCCATAACCACTAGGCTCGTCCTGAAGTTTAAGCTTATGGTTAAATACAGTTGTAGATTTAATCTGGTTAGGTTCATCTTTAGAATCAGCATCTATAGTTCCTATTACCTCTTCAATTGGTACTAGTTCTATACCTGCTAATTTTAAGAAATCTCGTGTACTAAAATTAGCATCCCAATATGCTGGTAATGTTCTAAAATCGTAACTACTAACTTCTTCTACCCAAGGACCATCTTTTACTATCAATTCTCCATAGTGTTTCTCATAAGCTAATAGAGCTGTTTGTAGATTAATAGTATTAGTATATGGAGGTATAGTGCTATCTATAGCACCAGCTTGAAGTTCTGTTATCTTATCTTCAAGAGCATTAAGCTCTGCTTGCTTAACAGTTACCCAATCATTATACCATTTATAATCATCAAGTCTAAACTCTGGAATAGTAACAAAGTCAGCCGAGTAAGTATTGGTCCAACCATCTTTTCTTATCTCTTGGAATTTTAATACCAAATCACCTTGTAATGGTTTAAGCTTAGCCATTGCCATTTTAGCTCTAAGCTCTATAATATTCACATTTAAGAAATATGGGTTATCCCAAGCATAAGCTTTTAATCTTGCTATATCGTCTTCCAATCCTTTAAGTTCGGTACCATATGTTATTACAAATCCATTCTTAGTACTAAGAATTGTTGGGTTATTATAATAAACAGAGATATCGTCTATTATACCAGCTGCTCCCATAGCATGTAAACTATAAGATGTTAACTTCTTAATGATCTTTCTATACTTATCCATATTTTGCAATAAGACATCTTCTTGATCTAATTCCACACCAGTAAATGTTCTAATCATAGACTTCATAGTTGCTACAATATCGGTATATTGGTTAATAGGAAATTTAATTCCGTTCTGTTGCAATAGTTCGTCTATCGTATATTCTTTACCATCGTCTGATAATGGATAAGCATCTGTTTTAATTATGCTTAAGAATACTCTTTTTATAGCATCAGAAGTTAAAAAGTTTTGAACATTACTGCACATTACCCAGACTATTTTACTTAACTCTATAGCGTCCCCTAAAAACTTCTTAAAGCTTTCTACAGTTGTAAATAATTCAGGTTCATATGGTAAAACCTCTTTAATAGCTTCAAGAACAGGTTTACTAACGCCATCCTGAATAATAATTGTATCGGTTAAATTCTGGAACTTAGCTTTATTAAAATCACAAACTCTATTATAAGTAATACTGCTTATTTTCATATCTAGATTATTAGACGCATAAAGCATAAGCTTAATAAACATTAATAGCCCAACTTTAGGAGTAACTGTATAAAGTTTATTTTCAGGATCTACATATTCCACTTCAGCAGTATCAAAAGTAGATTTAGCTTTACCAGAACTTATATTACCATTATACTGTATTTTAAGCCTATAAAGTTTATCTTTATGTAATGCATAACTCCAATAGTCCATAACTAAAGAGAATAAGTCTAGACCAGTTTTCTTTAAAAGTTCAGATCTATCTATATCAAGAACTTTAGTTTTTTGTTTTGCTAGAATATTTCTATTCGTATCGTCTATAACGACTGATTTTAAATACTTTTGAAATACTGGTGGCATATTCTTATTAACATCTTCTAAAGCTGTTAACTGTCTATTTGTCATAGAGTCTACTGATTCGGTACTACCATTATTTGTTAAGTAATATGGATTTAAATTCTTAGTTATTAAGTTAGCAGGATCTCTAGTATAACTAGGTTCATCAAGGTTATTCCTACCATCTGAGAACTTAGGATCGATTCTGCTTAAAATATATTCTCCAATACCGACATAGTTCATAGCGAATAATTTATTATATACTTTCTTAAACGTTAAGTCTTTACCAACATTATGCATCATAACGTCTAAGTTCTTATATAACCAGAATAAACTTTTCTTATTAAGGATATTAACATCATCCCATAGGTCCATTCTAGATCTAAAGAAGTGCTCTAAATGAAAGCTATGAACTTGGTACGTTCCTATTTTCTCTAATCTTAAATTTATAATTTTAAGATATATAGCAGAATATAAAAATGCTAATAATGATGGTAAATATAAACTATCTACTATAGTATATGGTTTAACATGCCATCTTGCTAAAAGTCTTTTAATATATTTCTCTAGTTCTGGTATAAGATAATATTCATTTGGCTCTATAAAGTCAGGGTTATAGGTTAATATAGTTCCCTCTTTAGCTTTTATAGCCTTATCTATGTCAACAGGATACATACATCCATGTATATACCTTATATGCTCTGGATATTCGTTCATATAGTTAGTATAGAACTTTTCCATCTTTTGTAATTCTATTTTAGTAGTTGGATAGCGGTTTAATAATTCTGCAGTAAGTATTTCGTCTCTTTCTGTTTCCAATACTCTTATTTTTATAGGAGTATCAAGAGGGTGCATTTTACCGGCTAGATTTAAATAGTACTTCCACTCTTTCATATTCTCTTTTGTTGGTTTATGTAATGCTGGGTTATACCCAGGTGTATTTTCAACGCCAGCATTAATAACCATCGGGATCTCGTTTATCTTGATCACAATGCTATTGGTGAGCGCTTTGATGCCTGCCATGTAACGTTCTATGGTATACATCGAGTTGCCTCCTCTATATTAAAATTAAAAAGGAGATATTATGGCAGAAGATATGGATCTCCGTCCCAATATTCCAAGTATTGTTAATACTTCTCCACAAGTTGCAGCTGCTTTAAGTAAGCTGAACACTGGACAATCAGCAAACCAAAAAGCTTATACAGCTTATAACCATGAATCTATTGTACGTAGTACTGCTAATAAAATTAGAAACAATGAAAGCATTTTAAAACTCTTACCAGATCTTAAGATAGCTATTCAGATTATGACATCTTCTATTATAGATCCAAACAGTATGGTCTCTAATGGTTTTACTTATAAGGTACCAGCCCTTAACTTAGCTACATCTGTTAAGTCTGCTATCATTACTACTATTAAGAAGTATGTCGAAACTAACTATAAACTAGAAGAGAAATTACCTAAAATATTAGAAGAAGCTTTATTTACTAAAGGTTGTTATATAGAAGCTATTATTCCAGAAGCATCTGTAGATAGACTTATTAACTACTCAGGTGGGTATAATGGAGTTTCTAGTCTTAGCTACTATAGAGATGGTGAAGAAGCTAAAATAACGCAAGAAGCATTAGCTAATGTTTTTAGTTCTAATCAAACACCTACACATACATTAAGTACTGAATCTATTGTAACTGGTTACTCTAATATGGATCTTGGCAAAATAGAAAAAGATAAAAGGCAAAAACTTATAACCTTTACAGAGTCATCTCTTAACTTTGAATTTACGAATGATTATACTATCTTACGTAAAGCTAAAAACATTATTAATAATCTTACTGGGGATGTAAAGAAAGATAGATATACAGTTAACCTTGAAGCTGAGACAGGTGAAGATACTATCTCTTATCTTAACTCTTTATTTAGAAATACGTCTGCTAATAGACCATCTGATGTTGAATTTGCGCTTAAAGATAATGAAACTATTAGAGACTCTGTTTCTACACCATTAGTTATGCAATTACCTCCTGAGTCTGTTATACCTATTTATGCTACTGGAGAACCAGATAAGCATGTTGGTTATTTCGTTATGTTAGATCAATATGGTAATCCAGTTGATTTAGTTACTGCTTTACAAGATTATGATCTTGCTATGGCTTGTGGTAATTCGACTCAAGTTGGTAGTGGTACCGATATGAAATCTGCTATTATTAATAAGGCTAGATTAGGATTATTCGGAGGACTATCCGAAGTTCCAGAAATAGATAATATCGAACAACTCTATGGGGATATAGTAGACCATATGATTAAATCACGTTTACGTTCTGGAGATCTTGAAGAGTTAGTAGAGATACGTAACTCTGCAGATATTTATCGTGTTATGCTAGCAAGAGCATTGCAATCTAAATCTACTAAACTTCTATATTTACCTATAGAGTTAGTACAATATTATGCTTTTGATTATAGGCGAAATGGTACTGGTAAATCTCTATTAGAAGATCTTTTAGTACTAGCTTCTATGGCTGGTATGTTACTTTATGCTAATGTTAAATCTAGTATTCAAAATGCAATACCAGTTACTGACATTACACTGGAACTAGACGAAGATGATACTAATCCTATGGGAACTGCTGAAAAGTATATGTCAGAAGTTTTAAGAACTAATAACGTTGCTTTTCCATTAGGTACTACAGAACATAATAGTTTACATAACTGGATTATTAAACAAGGTTATACACTTAAAGTTATTTCTCCTTATCTTCCAAAGATAGATGCAACTAGAGATGTGAGAACTGGTGTTAATGGTGATATTATAGACAGTTCTGGAGAAACATATTCTAAGATTATGAATATGATATTAAAATCTTTAGGTATATCTCCAGAGTTAATAGAGCAAGGACTTAAAGAAGATTTTGCGGCTACTGTTGTTGTTAAAAATAAACTTCTTGCTAAACGTATTATAGCATTGCAAGATAAAACAATGGTAATGCTTTCTAAGCATGTGAGAAAATACATAACAAACGATCCATTACTAAGACAAGAGATAGCGGATACAATATCTGCTAATAAAGAAGTAATCTCTAAGCATGTTAAAGCTTCTGTTGCTACTGATGAAGAGATAACATTAGATAAGATTAAACCAAAAGATCTTGAGAATTTTCTTATAGATATTTTTAGAACCACTATAGAAATCGAATTGCCATATCCAGAGTTTGGAGATGATGATGAGAAAGCTAAAGCATTCGATGGTTTCAAATCTAAATTAGATTCTGTTGTAGATAGTCTATATACACCAGAGCTATTAGATACCTACTTTATAGGTGTTGGTAATCAAGATGCTGATAAGATTAAAGGTATGATTAAAGCTGGTGCTACACGTCAATGGCTACAAAATAATAACTACCTTACAGAAGCCTTTGAGTGGTATGTTAAACAAGATGATGGACATCTTACTTATCCATTCTTCGACGAGAATGCAGATATGGCTCAAGCTGTTATTGAAGCATTTATTAACTATGCTGAACGTAGAGGTAAAGATGTTAAGAAACTATCTGATACCTACCAAAAGAAAGTTAAAGATAAGTTTGGAGATATGTCATCAGGTTCTGACTACGGAGGCTATACTAGCGACGATAGCAGTTCAGATGGTTCTGAAGGAGGAGATGACGTAGGCGGAGATGATTTCGATATGGACATGGACATGGGAGATGAAAGTACAGATAGTACTGAAGAGACCACAGAAGAAACTACTGAAACATCAGAAGAGAGTTCAGAAAGTTCTAATGAAGGTTCAGAGGGTTCTGAGGCATCAAGCAGTGAGTCTAGCGAATCAACTGAATTTTAAAGTTCATTATGTTTCCTTAAAAAAATTAAATGTGATAGATAGTAAGGAGTTATCCTTACTATCTATTTTTATTTTATTTTTGCATTCTCATAATTTGGTTCATATCTGTCAGATTGATTAGGATCTTTTACGAATTTATTAATCTTATCATCCCATTTGCCTTTTCTAGAATGAATAGCTTTAAATACTTCGTTAAATGCCTTATCAAAATCATAACCAGCTATTATAATAGCAGCTTTAATTAACCTATATAAACTATTAAGAAATCTGAGATGTTTATCTTCAAGTTTTTTAAGTTCTTCTTTCATCTCTTCATTATTTTTAGGCATATCCAGTTTAGCTTCTATAATAGGAATCATTCTTTTGTTAGCTATGAAACTAGCAGATTTAACTCCGTCCATTAGTTTAGAGATAAAATAATCTTTATAAAGCATTAATGTTAATTCATCTAGATCTTTATATTTAGTTTTCTTAGTTTCAACTTCTTTCTTTTCATCTTCAGTAAGCTCTTGATCTAAATCTATTCCTTCTAATGCATTTGCTAGAAAAACAGAATAGTCTAATAATCCGTCTACAACGCCATCAAGATTTTGTGCTCTTGAAACTTCTGTAATCTCTTCTAGTAAGTTACTTACTAATCCGAGTTTTTGAGAGTCTATTGTAACGTCTCTCTCTTCTCTCCATCTTTTAAGTTCTTGATTATAACTCATATCTTTACCTTTCTATAATATAGAGAGCTATTATAGCTCTCTTATTTTTTATTTCTTTTATCTTTATGTATATCGAATATTATAAAGTTACTAAACATATTATGGTAGATACCATATGTTTTAGTTTTCTCCGAGAATATAAATAAATAATACCCATAGACTCCAATACCTTCTCTCTGGAATAATATGTAAACTTTAGGTTCATCACTTTCCATAGCTTTAAGTGTATTACGATCTGGAATATCTGTTCCTAAAACTAATTTAGTATTAACAGTAAACTCTTTACTATCTAATTCAAATCCACTAAGATCTAATGTTTTAGAACCAGGTTTAATTATACAGTTTAATTTTTTACCTTTAGTTTCGTAAATAAGATCTGTAATATCGAAGTAAAATTTACCTTTACCATTTTGGAAATCTTTAACTTCTGCTTTAGCAGTTTCTAATCTACCTATTAGTCCAGTTGTGCTATCATAAACTCGTTTAGCTAAGCCCGCCGGTTTAATAGGATATGCTAATGGCTCTCTACCCATAATAGATAGATCATGATCATGAACTGATAAAGCATCAGAACCAAAGGCATTAAAGAACTTAGCAAAATCTGGTTTATATAATTTATCAAGATCTATGGTATACACTAAGACTGGGCTTTCAGAATGCTCTTTATGATAACGTTCCATAACATTTACTATTTCAATTGGAATAGTATCCATACGTATCATACCATATAATGGATCTCCAGAACGTTTACCAATATCTATAGACCCATAGTTCATAACGGTAAAATATGCTTTATCAGCATCTATGTTATTAGTAGTATTGTTAATAAAATACAATTGCCTAAATCTTAAAAAGTTAGGTTTACTAACATTAGGTTTCCAGTAACGATCATTATGGCATTTAAATAAATTAACCATTTGACCATTTAATGCTAATTTCCTTGCTTGGTTAGCAAGTGAATCTGCTAGTTCATTTCCTATATCCCCATTATGTCCTTTTACCTTAGAGAAAAACAATTTTGAATCATTTGTTTTTACCATAAAGTCGACTAACACTGGAACCATATTTAAAATATAGTTTCTAGTAGAATCAGCATTTTTAGAATATACAGTATCTATATGTTCTTTAAGTTTTTCAGCATTTTCAGGTTTAGTTAATTCATTATGGTTTCTATAGATGTTAATAACATACCCCCATATTCCTAAAGCAACTTTAGAATCTGAATATATTACAAAACGTTTTAAGATATGACTATTTGATTCTACTAAGTCACCGACTCTTAATAAAGCTTGTTCTATTGCTTTTACTTCTGCATCGTTAGAATATCCTTTATCATTTGGAACACTAAACATACCGTCTAAATATCCAATTGGATTAATCTTAAGGTTATCTAAATTAGTAGTTGTTAATATTTTCAATACTTCAGCATTATCTGTATCATAAACAATATTTGGATTAACATAACCAACTGATGTTGGAAATCCTTCGTTAGGTACATCTGCTGATTTCTTATATTCTTTCTCTACGTCATAATAGAATCCGTGGTATCCCATTCCAAGTTGCCCTGGTGAACCTGGTCCTGCAGAACCATCTGTATATACAAATACAGCTATTTCCATTTATAACTCCTTAACATTTCTTCAAAATCACGAATAAAGATTCTCAAAACTATAAAATAACTAGTAGCATAAGGATACTCCTTACACTACTAGTTGAATGTTACAACCCACTTACTTTTATGGAAATGCTTAATAGTATTAGGTAGGAATTAACCTACCTAACTTAATCATGATTTAACCAAATGGTTAATTAGTTTAAGTATCTCTAATATGATACCTAAGACTATCACGACTAATTCAATATGATTAATTGATATATTAAGCATATTAATTAGTCTCCTTTCTTTAACTAATTAAAGTTAGGAAGCTAGTCTTCCATAGACATTATATAAAGCGGGTTGTGAAAAAACAATATATAATGTCACAAATTTAGATGCCATAGTTAAGAGAACTATCTCTTAACTATGGCATCTTTTATTTTATCGTAATAAATACGGTATGTCAAGACTTCTGTGATTTTGCATACTGTACAGCACTATGCTGTTAGTAAATATATAAGGAGGCGAATATGGCTAAAGATACAGGCATATATACACCCGAAGAACAGGAATTACTTAATAAAACCTTAGATTATAGATTACGTATGATGTCAGAAGTTTTTAAGGAAGGTACTCCTAGGAGACCAGGAGATATAAGAGTTGCTAACGAAGTTCTTAACTCTATAGATTCAGCAGTTGATAAAGCAGCTAATACTAGACTTAAACAATCTGCTGTTAAAAATGACGCAGATGTTAAAGCTACTGTTGTTGGAATTCTTAAAGCACAAGCTGAACGTAGGGCACAGCAAGCTAAACGTACAGTTAGTGTTGATGTAGCTCTTGATGAGATACCAGAAATAGAACGACCTGTATTTGTACCAGGTGAAGATAGCTTTGAACAACCTACATTAACAATGGAAGAGATTATGGGAGAAGAAGATGGTAAAGAGTAGTCAACTTAGCATTTATGGATTAGCATTAATTAATGCTATGCTAGCTAATAGATATTATAAAGTCCATAAGAATACAACTCTTAATGAAAAGTTTAATATCTTACCAACGGATCATACACCACAAGGGACTATCCAAGTTCCTATTTTTCCAAGACCTAAATTATTTGTACTTGGGGTAGGCGGTACTCCATATATTGACAATGTTAATAGTTATAAATATAGTCAGCATTCAGTACTAGACGCAGCTTTGTTTAAACATATACCTTTTGTAATTAGAAGGATTAGCGACGATTTAGATTCTATAACCAGACAGAAATATCGTTTACGTAAAACTATAACTGTTAAAGGTGATGAGTACTATGCTTATTACGCAAAGGTGTGCGACCTTATTGATTATAGAAATTATAACTTCTTAGTTAATAAAGTTAATGGTAATGATATTCTATCTATTATGAACTTTGATTCAGATCGTTATCTTAATCCTACTCCAGTTGTTAAACCAACAGATCCAGCTACAGTAACAAATGTTAACTCTGTTATTAATCGCTTTAAATTTGAATTTCTTCTTACAGAAGATGAACAAAAAGAACTTCGTAACGTACTTACAATTTTAGAGATGGAAGATATTGCTAAAATAACAGAACTAGGTATATGTCATGGGTATGATATTCCAACTACATACGGGTATGAATCTTTAGATACACAGATTACTTATTTTGTAGATATAGATCTAGATGTTGCTTTAGACTTAAATAGTACAATTAGATTCCAACGTAATATAGAACTTGGCGGATCTGAACCATTCTATAATATTTTAACTTAAGGAATCTAATATGGATAGCTATGATGAAAATTACTATACTATTTTAGGTTTAGACCCTGGTAATAATTTAGGTATCGGAGTTCTTAATATTAGTACAGAGACAAATGAAATATTATCTGTAACAGCCCAAACGCTTGTGTTAGATAAATACGTAGAAGATGAAACTTTTAATGTTATGTTAGCCAGGATACAGAAACTTCATAATGTTATAACACAACTGAATATGATTTATCAACCTATAGCAGTTTCTTTAGAAGCAGCGTTTATGAACTCTAGATTTCCTAAATCTGTTATACAGCTATCACAATATGTTACCACAATAGAACTTGCTTCAAGACTCTCAAATCCTTGGGCTAGGATTTTTAAATATCCTCCTAAGTATATAAAATCAGTTGTTGGAGCAGGTGGAACTGCTGACAAAAATGATATGAAAAATAATTTACTTAAGATTCCAGCTATAGCTGATAAAATAGATCTTAACTTATTATCAGAACATGCTATAGACAGTTTATCTATAGCATATGTAACTTATAAAGAGTTACAACTTAATCCGCACTATTTAATATCGCTTCCATTCTAAAGTAGATTCTTTAGAATGGAAGTCTATTTTTATTTCTTACTAAGAATTTAAAGACTAACATTTATGGAGTAGCATATGCGTAAATGGTTTTCCTGGCTTTTTAATAAAAGTCACCAACTGCCATCTACGTATGGCAGTAAAGTTAAGGAGATCTTGGATGGTGAGATTGATCTTCGTAAACTATATAATAGTTATTCAACGTTTGTATTTCCTAACCCTAGAGAATATCAAACAGAATTAGAATCTATTATGCAGCAAGATATTCTAAGAAATGAACTTAGACTTACATTAGTACCAGAAAATAAAATGGTAACTATAAGTTATTTAGATTTCTTAGGTTCAGGAGGTAGAATACCAACTGACCCCATTGGAGATCTTAAACTCTTTATCTCTGTTTTAGATAGGTTTAATAATTATTATAATCTATATGCGAATATTAAAGGTAATATAACATTATCTGTTAATCTCAGATACATTCAGATACATATTATTTATATAAGAAAGATAATAGATACAGTATATCTTTCTGTTAAGACTAACTAGATTATTACTAATCTAGACACAAGGAGTTAAAATGGGTAATGAAGTTACTCAGGGCGTTAAGAACACTTCTACATCTGAGGTGTTTAGTAAACAAGTTGAACAGAACACTAATGGTGTATTAGCTAATATGTTCCGACGGTTAACAGGTAGGTTAGGAGTTGTTAATAAATTACGCAACTTATGTAAGATGGCACAGACGAGAGATAAGATGTATCGTATGGAAATGAATAGCAAAGTTTTTGACGAGAAACTTGAATATCGTTTATTCCAAATGGCAACTGCTCCAAAGATGACATTTGACAGTTTTACAAAACTAATATCGCACCTTTTTAATGTTAGCGAATTTAAGTTTAGCGTTAGTGTTAAACCTAAGAACAGTGATGAATGGATAACCGTAGAACAAACTGTGTTTAATACTACTGGTCCAATAACCGATCTTGAAAATCTAGATGAAGAAGAGGTTGAGTTATTAAAAGATTCTCTACAAGAAGATGAGGACGACGATGAGTGAAATTAAAATAATAACAGAAGAGATACTAGATAAGACAGCACTTATACTTACTGAATCTTATGCTGATTATAAAAAGCTAACAGCTTTTTTAGCAGATTTAGATAGTATAAATACGTTTGGTTATTTTACTACTAAAGGTAAAGAACGGCTACGTGGTTTTATATATGCTAACCCAGCTTTACAAGAGACAAGAATAGAAATACTCCAGATTATGAATAATGCATTTATTCAACAAGGAGTAACTATTTATGGTCAATCTGCTTATGTTGCAGAGATCTATACTCCATTAGTATTCGACGATGATCTTAAAGCTGCATATGTTAATCTTATGCCAGAGTTTAAAGAGGATATACTTTCTACTTATGGAGCAATATTTGTCCAGTCGATGATGCTAAGAGTTCTCTCTACTAGAATCATTAACTTGATAAAACCAAAGCTAGTAGCAATAGAAGAAGCTAATGCAAATAGTGAAAAAGCAAAAATCAAAATGGAATTAAGAGATCAACTACCTGATAGATTGGAGGTACCAAATGTACCAGAATAAAACTGAGTTTCCAGAAGTCTCTGGTCTAGAAGAGGGTAAAGATTATATCTCTCTAGTTGCAGATAGTAAACATATTTTAGGAAGAGCATTAAGTATAAATTATAACTATGTATTTAAAACATTAATTGGAGATGTTAGAGGTATAGGAAGATTTATGCAATATGTTTCTACAAAGGGATATCCATATCGCTTAGTTATGAAAGGTCAATTTAGTAATAAAGATCTTGGTATTATTAAGAAATTACCTACTTTGAAATTACCAAACTATTGGGCTATCATGGCATATGCTTTATGCACCAGAGTATCTCAAGATCCTAAATTACAAAAATGGTTAAAAGAGAATACTCTTCCATTAACGATAGCTAGATGGGAAGTTCGTAATAAATATGTAGAAGAACTAAGTAAGCCAGTTTACGTAAATGTAACTCAACTAGCAAATTATTTAAATATCGTTAGAGATATTGAGAAACTTCTAAAAGAAGATAGGTTTGTAACTGACGAAGTAATTAAACTTATCAATGGTTATAAATATGATAAAAAGGTATCTGTGTTTCACAATGCTATAACAGAAGTGCCTAAACCAAAAAAGAATAAGAGTGTAGAGGAGTAATATCCTCTACACTCTTACATTTGTTTTAATTTTTCTTGTCCTACAACACCTGGTGGTCTTACTCTAGGTAAGTTAGTGTTATTAGCTGTTAATCCATTAACATCTACAGGTTTCAGATTTTCTTTTCCAGCAGCACGTTGTTGCTCTCTAAGATTTTGAACTCTGTTAGCAGCATATGGATCATCAACTGTATTAGACTTAGCTAATAACGTTTTAATATCTTCCATCGTACTTAACATCTGTTTATTAACATCAAGTTGATTAGTTTGGATACTATTATTTTCCGTCATTGTAGTAGCAAGACTATCAACAGCCATGTTAGAGCTAGCTGTCTTTTGTACCTCTAAATCGGTCGGTGATGTATATGTACTTCCATCAGATCCTGTAGAAGCATTATATCCTGTACTTGGTGTATCTGGTCCATCTGTAGAACTATCTCCAATATTTTCAGGTTTTAGGTTTTCAGTAGCAGGATCATACCTATAAAGGCTTGGAACCATATTACCATATTTTGTTCCTGGTGAACCATAAGGCCTAGTTTTAGACCCTCCAGTTTGATGGAAATCTGATACCCAGTGATCACCATTAAACACTTGTATATGTCCATGTTTAATACTATTACTTCTACCAAAGACTTCAATATCTCCTGGGACTGGAGATGTATTTGGATCTATCTTCTTAAATCCTACATCTTCTAGAATACCATTAGTATCGTACATATAAGCAGAAGCAGCTAAACCAGGTTTCTTATATTTCTCTGTTATAGTAGATCCATCAGATGTTGTAAATCCTGAAGATTCTAATGCTTCTCTTACGTTAGTAGCACATTGACTTCTTGAACTATCTCCAGCAGTTCGGTTTATTGTATCTACTAGAGCCTTAGACTTATCTGGTAAATTAGAAGTATCTATATTAACAGATTGATAATTATTAGTATAACCAGAAGAACTATTATAACCTTGGTTAGCACCTTGAACAGATGTGCTAACATGTTCAGGACTATTGACACCAGCCATACCTTTAGTACTTGCAAAATCACCTTTAAGTGCCTGTTGGAACATTTCACCTTTTGCACCTGCTGTAGATGAATCTCCTTGATCTGCACCTAGTTGTTTCTTAAATTCGTTATAGTATTTAATACGTTCGATCATACCATTATTGCCACCGTTAACACCTCGGTTAACAGTTTCAATATCATCATCCTCTATAGCTTGTCTAAATTTAGGGAATTTTTCTTTTTGTCTCTCCCACCATGCTATAGCAGATGCTACCGCTAGTTTAGGATCATCTTCTAAAAGTTGAGGGTATTTAACAAGGTCAACACCCATTCTAGCACCGATATCAGCATAGTTAGCTCTACCAGTAAGATGTATAAGTCCTCTACCTTTATATCTAGCGCCATCACCAGGTGAGGTATTACCTAGATCTTTTCTACCGTCATATCTACTAAGATACTGAGCGCCTCCTAGTTCTGCGAACCACTGATAATTCCCAGTTTCATGTTGGACATTCGCTAGGAACATAGCCTGCTCTCTAGGTGACCATCCTAATTTATTCATAGACCTTATGGCTATGTTCATTAGGTTTTCTTTAGTCATTCCTTTAGCTTGGTTTTCTTTAGAAGTTCGAGGTTTATCATTTATGGAACTACTGACAGAATTAGCTTTGCTAAAGAAATCGTTATTAGAAGGTACAGTAGCTTTATTATCATAGTTAATAAGACCATCCCTAATAGCCCTATTATTATTGTTATTATTAGGGTTATTGGTATTATTAGGCACAGTAACTTTATTAGTGTTACTACCACCGAATGCTGCTGTTAAGATTTTCTTAAGAACATCCATAACACCACCAGATGATTTAGCCTCTTTAGCTTTAGCTACAATAGCATCTTGTATCTTCCAAATCTTATTTGTTAGCCATGTACCATAAGTAGCTTTAAGATCTGTTAAATCTGGATTATCTTCTCCAGAAACTACTTTAATAGCTTCTTTAGCTGTTGGAGTGTCTAAGCTTTTAAGCATTTTGAGATAATCTTCTCTACTTATAGATTCATAAGTGGTTTCTTTATCAGTTGTTCTCTTAATAGCTAATGCACTATCTGAAGTTAAACAATCCCAGAAGATGTTATTAGTAGGTTCACCTAGGTTATAGAATCGTCTTTCTTCAAGATCACCATAGGTTATCTTTTGGGTACCAACTTCTGCTGGTATTTTAACAGATCTTTCATCAGCTGTTAATTTATTAAAGGCATTAAGGAAGTCTAAGTAACGTTGTTTAGCGGCGTCGGCTGCTTTATTAACAACTGTTGTCTCTGTGGCAAATGTCTTATGCGGTTGTTCACCAGGTGCTTTACCCTCATTAGCTTTCATAGCCTTATCATATTCTTCTTTAGAAACTTCCTTATTATCTACCATATAAGTTTTAGTATCTTTAGATTCTTTAGAAAGTATTTCATCTTTCTTTTTAGCTACGTCTGGTTCATCTGGTTTAACAGGTTCTCCATTTTCATCAAGAACTGGATCATCGTCGTTAAATAAGTCAAATCCTAATACCGCTTTACTAACAGCTGATTTAAGATCTAGCCCGTCAACAGCCATGTATTTGATACACATAGCAGCGTCGTAAATTAGCATACCCCAGCCTAAAATAGGAACAGCTCTTGCAGCTATTTTACCAGCTACTATTGCTATAAATCTTCCGCCAGCTTTAGTACCAAGTCTTTTTAAGATAGTAGTATTAAACGATTTTAAGATTCCTATAATTTTCTTAGCTATAGAAGTTTTACTAACCGCAGTCATTACTTCACCGCCGGCTTTAGCGATCTTCGAACCTACTTTAGTTTCAGCTACTTTAGATACAATTTTACCACCGGCTTCAAGAGCTTTACCACCAAGTGATATTGCTCCTTTAACAACACCAGTAACGCCTTTACCTAAAAGACCTCCTAGCATATTGAAGCCACCGTTAATTAGTCCGCCAACAGATGTAACTGCATCAATAACTTTACCAATACCAGTACTGATCGCACCTAAGAATCCAATAGCAGGCATTAATAAACCCTTAAGTTTACTAAATAGTCCTTCTCCTTTTTCAGGTGCTTTAACTTCTTTAACGGCAGTATCTTTTTTAGGACCAGCTTTAGCTTTTAAACGATTCCACCAAGAGTTTTTATTCTTAGGAGCATCCGGATCATTCTCTTCATAAAGGTTATCGTCTCTACTAATACCGCCTCCAATACCAAGCATCTGACGTTCTTTTTTACGAAGAGCTTTTGGTATAGGAAGGTTCCAAGCATCAGCTAGCATTCCTAGACCAGTGCCTATTCCTTTGCCCATATATCCTACAGCTTGAAATGGCGCTTTAACTAATCCCCATGCGGCATTAGGTAACATCTCTATAGCCTTGCGCCCCATCTTTCCGTATAACTCACGTTCTTTCTTTCTAAGAGATTTAGCAGTGCCAGATGTCCAAATTTTATATGGTAATTTAAACGGCATTTTTAAAGCACCGACTAAACCTTTTTTACCATATTCTTTCATCATTCCCATAGGATTAGCTAACATGCCTAATGTTGTTCCAATAGCATTGAAAACAGCATCAACCTTTGCATCCATAAGAGTTTCACGTTCTTCTGCAGTTCGTTCGGACGCTTTTTTCTTTTTGATAGCATCAAGTTTTTCTTTTGGATTAAACTTATCGTTTAACTTTTTAGCTATCTCTTCTTTCTTTCGTTTAGCCGTATTAGCTAAATCTAAAAGTTCGTCTTTAAAGG